ATGGCGATTACAAGAAGACGGCAAGGTGTGCGTAATAGGCGCGATGTAAGTAGCGACCGAATTCGGTCCTCATTCACGACAATAAAAGACGCATTAGATACAGTAGTTACCGTTATGACTGCGCAGAATTTTAGAGAAAGAACCATCGGTGACTACTGTGCCCATTTCGGCGAATTTTTGGACGAGACTGCGCTAGATCCTGCGATGCCAATTACGGCGGTCACCGAAGATCATTTCCATACTTATATTACGACAATGTTAAAGAAACGGGGGCTGTCGCCGGTAACGATTAACATTCGTTTAGGCGGTATTAAATCGTTATTCAGTAAGATGGTAGAACGCGGCCTTATCAACGAGAGTCCTTGCGGTCGTGTGACAAAGCTACGTACCGATCAGACTGTCGTTAAAAGTCTTACTGATTCGCAGGTGAAACGATTTTTCAGCGTCATCGATAAGGATACTTTTGCGGGATTCAGAGACTACGTGGCGTTTTATCTTTCATTAAAATGCGGATTAAGGTCGAATGAACTAGAAGGCCTCGAGCCGACCGATGTTGATTTCGATAATAAGGTTCTTATGTTACCAGGCGCAATCAACAAGAATCGTAAAAACCGTATGGTCCCGATGACCGAAAAAGTTGCCGAAAATCTCCATCAACTTCTATTAGAAACGGAAGACTATTTTGGAGAGGCAAAAAAGGTATTCGTAAATCAGTACGGAGACGAGATGGCGAAGGAGCACTTACGTAAACGTGCGGCCAAGTACGCTGGATTGGCGAACCTTAAAGGAGAATGCCGCGCGAGTATTCATAGCCTGCGTCATACATTTGCGATCAACTATCTACGTAATGGCGGGGATATCCGTTCGTTACAAAAGATACTTGGCCACGCTGACTTAGAATCTACGCAAGTATATCTCGACTATGTTGACGATGTTGTCGTAGAGCAATTTAACAAAGCTAATAAAAACGACACTCTCGAAGTGTAAAAGAAAACCTCGTCTAAATAGGCGGGGTTATTTTTTTTTATTTTAAATGTCCCGATTTCGAACGGTCATATGCGACTGTACTTATGAAAGCGAAAATGATTCGGAAATTTTGCGAGATATCATCCATCAACCGAAAAGATTAATTAAAAAGAAGAGGGTGGGCAGTTTGGAAAAAGTAAAAATCACATTACAAAACGGCACCATTCATGAATGGACAGTTAAAGAAGATACAGGCGACCTCATGAGATTGTGGAACTGGGTTCTTCGCAACAAATCAGGTGTTCTGTGGTTTGTTGAAGGCGGGATTAACGCTGCTGAGATTATTACGATCGAATACATTCCAGAAGAAACGGAAGAAATCTTAACATGACAAACGCCAAGCGTCCGATCGACTTTCACGACCACAGGTTCGTCCGAGTAACGAAGTCGGTTATCGCAGATGAAACGTATTTAGATAAGCCGATTCAGAAACTCGTATACTCCGTTCTTTGCTTCTACGCAGACAATACGAGTAAGAAGTCGCATCCAAGCGTTCAGACTATTGCAGACAAATGTCGGTGCTCAACGAATACGGTGCGGAAAGCATTACGCAGACTGAAGGAGCTCGACCTTATTGACGTCAAAGAACGGAAGAATGCGAACGGGCAGACATCGAATGAGTATACGTTGTGGGAGCCGCCCAATTGGTTCGTTGAGGCTGGCACTTCAAAAAACGATAGTAGCCCCCTGCAAGATTTGAAGTAAGGTACTTCACAGTTTGAAGACGAACTAAACTCATTTAACTAGACTTATCTTAACTAAACTAATAATAGCGCTCAATTAAAATCTTTCGCGCAAATAATTACTTTAAAAGATATATCTATCGCGATAAAGGATATTTGCAAAGAGTGAGCGTAAGCGAACGAATTGCTACGGTTTTAAATAAAACGAAAAGAGGTGCGTTATGTTCACGAAATATGAACTCGTTACTATATACGAAGCGCTCAATACGCTTCATCCGAATACTGAACTTTGCTTCGGTGCATTCGAAAAGGTAGCAGTATCGGACCTGCAAAATAAGGTAGTGCGGCTGATAAACGAAAGCGAATCGACGATTTCCGAAGAACAGGCGGAGGAGATAATCGCACTTGACCCGGTTAATTTACCGCCTTCTCCGTACGAAATAGCTGAACTCGATAAAGCACGAAAGATTCTCGAATCGCGTCAATCAATAAACGAAAAGGAGTCCGATAATCATGCCGATTAACATTCCGTTATCACCCGATTACCGTCTTACATCCGACGTCCACAACATCATCGTCAACGAACGCTATTTCACCGACCCGACCAAAGCGCCTGGCTGGGCGAAGAAACTAGCCGAGAATCCTGACGCCGACCCAACGCCCGTCGAGCGCTGGCGAGAAGTTTCGTATCACGCTACGGTTGATCGCGCCGTCTTAGACGTAATGGACCGGCAGATAAAAACTTCGGAGGCGACGACTTTAGCCGAGATCGCGCAAATGGTACGGGAATTTCGCACGGAATTAGCGGCGGCACTGACGATCGAGGGCGCTAATAATACCGACAAATAAAACGGCTAGGAGGCGGTTAAATCGTGCCTAAAACGAAGGATCAAGAAATCGCAGAATTACGTCAGGCAATGGCGGCGCTTATTGCGGAGAATGAGACTTACGTAAAGCATCTCGCAGACATACGCAACATGATGCCGAAGGAATTTGATGATCGGGATGCGACCGAACATTTACTCGCGATCAGCTCGCCTGAGCACGTTAAGGATTACGTTAGATTTATATTAGACCGAATGAAGGAGGCGCTAAAATGAAGACGGAAATCACGAAAAAGCAGGCGGAGGCTATCGAGTTTCTACGCGAGAACTACACGGATGACCAAATACTAGAGATGCGAGTAAAGGGCGACATTGCTTGCGGATCTATCTACGATCATTCCCCAATCGAACTCGCAGATGCGTTAATCAACGGATATGAAATCGAAAAGTCGCCAGAGCAAAAGGTGCGATATTACTACGAGTATTTGGAAAAACGGTACGGCGAAGTCCGCGAAAAGGGAGACGTTCAAGCTCGCCTTACCTTTACGTCAATGATGACCGGAGTGCGGGAAACTCTCGACCTCCTCGGCATCAAAATCGAAGGGGTGAATGCGTAATGGAAATGACCTACAAACTCTCGGATATAAAACGCCTTATCAATAATGATCTAGCGAAATTCGGACAGCGCGTCAAATCAATTACGTACAGCTACTATACGTACAGCGGAAGCGTTGATATAGCGGGTATTGATCACGATTACCAAGAAAAGCGTATAAACGGAATAACCGTAGAAACTGAGTCTACCGAAGAATAGGAGGCGGAATTCATGAACGGAAAGCCTATCGAAAAATGGACGGCACGCGACTTCATCGTCTATCTGCACGAACGCCACCTCGAAGTCTATGGCATTAAGTACGTCGCCAATAATCGCGGCATGGAAGCGCGGAATCTAAAGACGATGATTGGCGAACATGGGGCGGTTATTGTACGGGACTTCATCGACGCGTGCTTTGCGGCTAAGAAGCCGACGGCTCAATGGCCTGGCTGCAACTTCGGCTTTATGTTTTCGTATATGCGAGATCGGCATCTGCCGCCGTTACTCATAAAGCAAAAGACGGTTGAACAGACGGAAGAAGACGACCAGAGGGCGGCTGCACAGTCGCAAATAAACTACGGGGAGTTGTTTTGATATGGCGTGCAGACTTTGCGAAGAACGCGGAAAGACATGGACGGGTGATGATCCGGTGTGTGCGTTTGAAAACGGGACTTTCTCGGAGGACAATTGGGCTTGCGCGACTATGAGTAAATTACGTGAGATAGCGCATAAGCATAGCGTCGTTACTCGTTGTGATATGTCGGCTGGAACATTCGGCTATGTTCGAGTTGATAACGATTATGCTCCGGAAACTTACGAAGGTACAGGCGGCTATATTGCGATGGCATGGTATAAGCACCGCGGACGTGTTGGAAATGCCGTTTTCATGACTGACGAAACAACGATGCCCCTTACGATTGAACACGCAGAAATCGCGATTAAAACATACGAAAAGGAGCTGGAACATTATGACGAAATATAAGACGGAAATTCGAAACGCCAAAGTCGGAGAGCGGATCTTGATTACACGTGCTGAATACGCATGGTCATCGTATGAAAACGGTGATGTATTTACCGTAAATAGCGTCGGTATTAGTGGGGTAATGGTAGGTACAGAGCCGATAATTTGGCACCACGAGTACGAAGTCATCGTCGGAGAACAATCGCCAACCCCGAACCTAGACGAAATGAACTATGACGAATTAGTTGCGCTAGTTGAGGACGCAATGAAGGCGCTGAGAACACGTTCGTATAAGAACGGCTACGATCAAGGTCGTTTTGATGCGGAAATTGAGGCGCCGAAGTCCGATCAGCAGAAACGGGATGAGATCGTTGAGAAGGCGAAGGAAGACGTTAGGCAATTGCTTGACAGTGACTACGGACATGATCACGAATTTGTCGTTAACATCGCTAAAAGAACAGTCGTTGACCTTAGAAAAATAAAAGGGTGTACGAATATAGCCCGAAGAGGAATCGCCAAATGCACACCTGACGACTGTTTCAACGCACACATCGGCAAGGCTATTGCGCTAAGACGTGCGTTAGGGTGGTCGGTTCCTGCGGAGTATCTAAACGTGCCGCAGCCGACAGATGTACGTGTGGGTGACGTTGTAAGAGGAACTTATTATGCCGGAAAGGGTACCTATGTGAAGAAAATAAAAAAGATCGAAGGCGGAACCTATCACTACGATCACGGTTACGATTTTATTAACGATGTTGATCTCGTAATCATTGACGATTCGAGAGCGGGTGATGGCGAATGATTTTCGACCATAAAACCATCGAACCGTATTTAGATTATACGGAAGGGACGTTACGGGTAGTCGAAGGTACTAATTGTGTCGTTTATATTTTCGTTGAGAAAATTAACGGAAAGGCTCACGTTCTCAACATCGTAGAAAACTAAACCGAAAGGAGGCGGCTATGAATGACGAATGAATCACGATGCCTACTCGCAAGCAAATGCGCCCAAGCCGGCGGAGTTAATTGTACGAAGCACTGCGAACTATACCTCGGCTTGCACGGCTTAGATGGCGGGGGCGGTCGGTCAGGCGCGGCTGGCTTGGCGGAAGACTATCGGCTGGTGACGCTTAAGAACTCGCCGGCACGCGCCGATCAATACGAAGTTTACCGAGCTGCCGATTCTTACGCGCAGACATTCGAACGCCAATTCGACGCAGAAGCTGATCGCATTAAATCGTTGTATCTCTACAGTAATTCGCCAGGTACCGGAAAAACTACGACGGCGGCGGCTCTTCTAAACGAATATCTAACGGTCCATTACATCGGCTCACTAAAGCGCGGCGTACAACCCGACCAGCGTCCGGCTTATTTTCTCGATGTTAATGCGTGGCAAAACGAATACAACGAGTTTAATAGACCGCGAGTCCCCGACGCAATCGCAGAGCCGGCAGCCAAACGATATTATGCCGCGCTAGAAGCAGCCAAACGGGCGCCGTTCGCTGTCCTGGATGATATAGGCGTACGAGACGCAACGGACGGATTCCGCGGCGATTTACACACGATAATCAACTACCGCGTGACGAACCGTATGCCGACCGTTTATACGTCGAACATAAAAATGGCGGATCTACCGGAAGTATTCGGAGAAGGGCGACTGGCGGACCGTATCGCCGACCAGTGCAAAGAAATCGTCTTCGCAGGCGGATCAAAAAGGAGGCGGTTGTAAATGAGCGGATTATCATTGACGGAAATTCAATACTTACGTGACCTACTCGTTGCGGATTCGTTGGCTAACGGAGAGGGCACCGCCAAGCTCGCCATTTTCGATAAACTAGATGCGCTTGAATTTGCGGATCATACGCCAGTCTATAAAACTGGCGACCTAGTTTCCGTCGAAGGCTATAAAGGACGCGTCTTCTACATTGACTGCGCTAGGTACATCGAGGAAACGTCGAAAGAGGCCGTCTTTAATTTTATTGAATATGACCTGTACGACGCAATCAACGGCGAATGGCTCGAAGCGTTCGAGGCGGATATGGCGCTCATTGCAGATGCGCTTGTTGCGGAGGATTTCTTGGCGGACTTCAACCTCGAAGACTATCCGCCAGCAAGAAGTACCGTTTATCTAATAAACTACGAAACGGAGGCGGCTACTATGGCGGCAAAAGAACAGCCGAAAACACCGAGACAGTTAAGCGCGATTGAAGCGGAAAAGCGTAAGCAGGAACGTAAAGAGGCGGCGGCCCAAACCGATAACCTACTCGACATTTACAACTGGAACGAGGCACAGTATGTCAAGACGGGTGACTTAGCGTTTAAGGCGAAGATGGGCGAAGTAATGGCGAAATTGAACGGCGAGGGAGCTGAACGCCGATGAGTTTCGGAACCAGTTTATTATCGAAAGTAATCGAAGCAAACGACCCGTCGGCTTTATTGCGGTATGGCCTAACACGCAAGGATTTCCAAACGGACGGCGAACGGGCAGCCTTCGAGTACATCAGCGCCTACGCGGAAAAGAACGGAAACCAAGCGCCAACCGCCGAGATGGTAGCGACTGAAGTTCCGACCTTCCAGCCGGAGTTCAGTATCGACGCAACGTTCGAGTACTTAGCTAAGAAGGCGAAGGAAACGGCTGCTATGAATGACTTTGCTAATACGGCAGATTCCGAGCTGGCAAAACGGTTCAATCAAGCGCAGGAAAACGGAAATCCGCAGGAATTTTTTGATTGGTTGAAAATCATCGCAGAACAGAATATAATGAGAACAAGAGTTCGTAAAACGGTAGGAACAAACGTCGTGACAGACGTCGATAAGTTCCGTGCCGAATACGAAAAACGCAAGGCTGGCGAGTCTTTCCGCATATGGAATAGCAAGTTTCCGGCGCTTAACAAAGCGATCGGCGGCTACGTCAGCTCGAACATGTACGTTGTGTACGGAAAGTCAGGACGCGGCAAGTCGGCCATTACGCTCGAAGAAGTTATTAATTGCGCAATCCAAGGCGCTAACGTTCTTATTTGGTCGATGGAGATGGGATGGTTTGAGGTCCTCGTACGAATCTACGTATCACTTTCGGGTGATCAAGGCGTTGCTTTAACCGAAATCGACGGTCAACAAATGGAAGCCGGATTTGATTCGAGGGACGTCCGCCAAGGCAAGTTACCGGAAGAGTTCGAGGCGGGCTTTATGGAATTTATCGCGACGCTGAATACGCTAATAGCCGGTTCTATTACGGTTCGTGCTGTGGACGACAAAGACTTCGATTCTCGTTCGTTAAAAGACATTAAAGCGGACATTGAACAAACGAAAGCAGACGTTGTTATGATCGATCCGTTCTACTATCTCGACTACGAATCAAACTCGAATAAAACGACGGGCGGTGCGGCTGCCGATACGTCTAAAAAGATGCGCCGTTTAGCCGGAACGATGGACGTTGTCATTTTCGCAATTACGCAAGCGGGAGAAGATGACGCGACTGAGGACGAGGACGGAAATCGTGAAATTAAGCTGCCGAAACGAAAAGACGTAAAGAAAACGTCCGCGTTGCTGGAAGATGCGGCGGTATTAATTCCAGTTGATACGAACGCAAGAGAAGGACGCGGCTTGATTGGCGTCAATAAGGGGCGTGATGGTGGCGAAGATGAAGTCGTAGAAATCGTATATCTGCCGCAAGTCGGATTAATTAAGCAAGTGGCGGCCGGAGAGACTGCGCTAGATGCTTTCGGATTCTAGGATAATGGTTTTAAATGGAACGACTACCATGAATTACACCGTAAATATCTGAATATTTTCGACAAATTGCGACGGAAAAACACATAAGAATAGTGTAATATAACGAAAGGAGTAGTATATACATGTCTATTCTTACGATCAATGGCGTTCCTACGGACGTAGATATTCGAGAAGAATTAGAACAATACGAATGGGATCGTCCAACGTGGCACGCTGACCGTTTAACGGCGGCAAGCCCTTTTCGCGACGACCGCACTCCTAGTTTTTACGTTTATTACGAGGACACTCCGACCGCAAAGGCCGGCTATTTCGGAGACAGCGGTACAGGTGAACGCGGCGGCTTCATTAAATTGCTTGCGTTTCTACGTGAAGAAACCGAGGAAGAGACGGCTTACTACCTCGCCGAGACTTATGGTACTGGAGAAGGCGAAACGCGACTAAAACTCCGTGTTCCTCGTTTAAAAATCGTTGAGCCTAGACGTCCGTTAGCCGAGGTTTTACTGGACGGCGTCAAAATCGGTCCGAACGCTTACTTAACCAATCGCGGCATAAGCGAAGAAGTCCAGCGCAAAGCAGGTGTTGGATCGGTCGGACAAACGGTGGTGATTCCGTGGCGCCTGCCTGATAAACGCCTAGCAAACGTGAAGTACCGATCGACCCGTAACAAAGCGTTTTGGTACGCAAAAGACGGATGGCCGATCCGTGAATTAATCTACGGAATTGAAACCGTTTATGCTAATCACGCCAAAGTAGCGGTTCTAGCCGAGGCTGAAATCGATGCGCAATCGTGGAGTACGGCAGGCTTTTGCGGCATTGCGACAGGCGGAAGTAAATTTTCCGACCGAAAGGCGGACATAATTGCGCAGTCTCCGATCGAATATTTAATAGTAGTATCTGACAACGACGAAGCCGGTGAGAAACTTCGGAAGGAGGTCGAACTAAAGATGCGAGGCAAAGTCAGGCTTGCGCACGGTTATATAACAAATAGGTACAAAGACGCAAATGAATTATTGATAGCGGAAGGTGAGGACGCACTTAAGCGAGTTATTGATCGTGCGGAGGCGGTAAGTATTAACGTGAGGTTCGGGAATATCCGAACTTTTGGTCGGCGGAGGTTGTCTTAACCCTCCGTGTTGCTACCGGATAAAGGACGCCAATTATATAAAGCTTCGACCGGGCAGTCGAGGCAGCGCGCAATAGAATACGCCATTTCAACGTTAGGGACGTTTCTAAGCGCTATGTAATCGGAAAGCTGCGTTTTTGAGATACCGACCATTTCTGCGAGTTGGATAAGCGTATAACCACGTCTATAACACAGTTCCTTTATCCGGCAATTGACGACCGAATACTGCGAGATAAACACCTCCGCAAAGCAAAATGACGCGCTTTACGAAGGAAATTATACCACATAACCGCGCCGATTCCATCGTCATTCGGGCGGATTTGGAAGAATACGGACAACCTTTTCGATAGGCACGTCCAATTCGAGGCAAATACGTTCTATTACGCGGAACTCTAGATTAGCACCGTTCATCGCAGGTTCCTTTGTGATCTTAGCCTGAGTAGACGACGACATAAAATTGCGCAGATAACTTTTTGATTTGCCTTGCTCTTTTAAAGTGTCAAAAAGCGGCGAGAAATCAACCAATTCAACCACCTCCGTATCTTATTGGAAAAATATTTAAAATAAATGTTTACGTACGCGAACATTTATTGTATACTTCAATTATACTCAACCTATATAAAAAGACAAGAACAAACGAAGGGGGTCAGAGCTTTTGGAATCGATCAGAAGAGAATTATGTAGTTTGATTGAAGACAATGATTTGAAGTATAACGAAATCGCAAAAATCATTCGAGCAGATAAATCAACCATGACGCACTTCCGGAATAATGGAACTATTAGCTTTAGGGCACTTGTAATCCTCGCACACTTCCTTTTTCCGAACAACTCAAATAAAAAAATTTCCGAATGGTGTTTGTCGATTCAAAAGACTGATAACAATGATTACTTAAAACAAATGATGGAGTACGCAGCAGTTACGAGAAACACAAATTTATTAAACTCGTTAATCAATGTTCACAAAAAGACATTCGGTTTAGAAGACCATGTTCAAATTTACAAAACTATCTTGAATTACATTAATGCGGAAATTAGTATTGATGATATGATCGAAACAATGAGCCTTTTTTCAAAGAGTAAGCACAAAGAATTACGAATATTATCTTCGATCTATATGTGTTATGGTTATTATGGAAAGGGTCAGATTCACTCGATCCTAGAGCTGGCGCCTTCAATCGGAGACAGCATCAAGTCATTAGGCGATAAGAAGAAGCTATTCATAAAAGAGTGCTACGTGCATAGATTCGCTGAGTTGATGTCGCCTGTATACTTACGTTTAAATAATCTCGGCGCAGCCAAACACTACGCAACCATAATTAAGAACGGAAACATCTCGAATAAATCCGTTTCCGATGCGAACTATATCTTAGGTATGATCGCGATGTCAAAAGGAAAGAAAGACGCAATGTCTATATTTGAAGAGAGTTACATGTACGCCTATAAAACGGGTGTTGATTTTGTTATTACAAACGCAAAAAACAACTTCCTTCTTGCCGAAGCGTATGTTAATAGAAAAGACTCCGATAAACTGTCTGCATTACTTGATCAATTAAAGGAGGTGATATACGAAGAGAGAAAAGACGACTTTTACATATACCTCGAAAAATATAAAAAGGGTAGTGTCGAAGGGTTATTCGAATGCCATCGTCAATTTCTTTTCAATTCAGACTTTTTCTTTTCAGCGTTGGTAATGAGAGATTTTAAAGACGCTGGGGTGCCTAAGTACCTAATTGATACATTTTCAAACTACAACTACACGAAAAAGGGGATGCTTTATTTTGAAGAAGATTTTATTGAGTGTTTTATTGATTTCAGCAATCGCGGTATCAACTGTACAGCTTAACAAAGGAACGGACGGTGCGCTAGAAGCAGAGCAACCATACAAAACAGCAGACATTCGTCCAGGAGGATAACGAGGCCATTAGGCTTCTTTTTTTTGTCTAAAAATAGAATCTAGTTTAAAATCAAAATCTTTTTTTAGTTTTTCAACTTTCAATTATTACATAGTTGCTTTTGGTACTATATGGACATGGAAGAAAAAATATAAAAAACTTTAAATCAAATGTCCCGATTCATACGGACCACATGCGACTGTATAAGTGTAAGGGACGGGAGGAGAAAAACACTTGAATAAACAAAAATTTAATAGACTGCAATTAGCCGCAGATTCCGGAGCGATTCCGTATGTACAAAGAGAATCGCAACGAATCGCACACTTAGTTCCCGACCAAACTTCGTTCGAGCAGCGGACCTTACTATCAATCGGCTACTGGCTCGAAAGGTACGAAGACAACGGACGCGATAAGAAAGCATTGATACAACGTATTATCGCAAGGGAACGAAATAAGTACCTGAAGGCATCACGAAAAGAAGCGGCTTTATCTATAGAAGGAATGCGAGACGACGGCAATGTCTCGTGGGAACCTCACGACAGTTTGGCGACTATCGATGACGGTTTATTGGCAAAAGAAAAGATCGCTCTGTTGGCGCAGAACGACCTTCGTAAAAAGGTAATACTCGAATGTTGGACCGATGGCTTTACGAATATGACAGAGATTTCCGCGTTGTTGGCGCAACGCTTTGGTGGAAATTCCGAAACACATCGAAAGTTTATCCGTCGGTTTCAACTACACTGTCAACGCGAATTAACAGCATAATCACGTATCTAGGCACGAGGGCTTCGCTACGTATTTTAATGATAATCGATTGAGAATCGAATTTCAAGCGAACGCGATACGAACAACCCTCCGTCTAGTACGTTTAACCTAACAAAAAAGGAGACTAACGTACTATGAAACGACCTACAAACGATTTCCCACCCGCAATTAATATCCAAAAATTAACGGAATTACAATACGAAGGCGCGCTTTACCGCGAAGATGATCCGGCTGACTTTTATCGTCCTGCGACCATAAAGGCGGTGCGCGTCGGATGAAACCTTCCGAAATAACCATAACCCATCACGCGAAGAAACGATTTAGAGAACGATTTGGCATCGACAATCACTACGCTGCACGTAATTGGATCGCGCAGAAAATGGAACACGCTCAGTATCTCGGAATCACCGTAGATGAATCCGGAAAAGAGGCTCGTATGTACGCGAGTAAAGGCGTAGTTTTTCATTTTGCGGTAGATTCAAACGTCGTTATTACCGTTTATAAGGAAAAAGATAATGCCGGATCAAAAGCCAAGCATTTACTTATTGACGCCTATAATATCGTACAAAAGAACGCAAATGAGGCACTTAGTAAAACAGAAACGTTCTCGGCTGAATTAGACGAAGAACTTCGTTGGTTATCCGAAGAACTCAAACGCACACGTTCGAAAGCCAAAAGAATGGCGCTACAAGCCCGAATTAATGCCGTTCAAATGCGCGTTGATGAATTACCGGCCGAATCGCACGAAATTAAGCGCAGGGTAACGCGTTATGCGAAAGGAGTGGCTGCGTATGTTTGACGACTTCCTAATGTACTTCGCATTCGTCGGCAGCATCGCGACTATCATTATCGGCGGCATGTACTGGTCGCTTGTACGCGAAGAAAGACGGACTAAAGGCGGAGAATGACCGCCGACGCTCGGAGAATACCGGGGCGGCCGTTAAGTAAAACTGTCGCGTCGCTATGCCGTGCGCTGGCGGCGTCTCGGGCGCAGATACCGGTGTTTTGCGAGGGTCAAACCCTAAAACAAATTAACGGAGGTAATCGGATGACACAATTCAAAAAAGGCGCAGACGCATTACTAGGACTTGAAGTAAGTAACGAAGGGGGCGGCAACTTAAATAAACGCAGCTTCTCGAAATTTGGGATCGGTACATCTTACAAAGTACGCGTCATGGGTCCTATCGATTTGATGAGTTACTACGGATATGGAGTTTACGGTAAGGTATCTACCTTCGGAGCAAAGACTCCGTCGACATTAAATAAAAAGGGGTTCGTAGAGAGCAATCTTACTTCGTGGGATAAAGCTGCGGAATACCACGCTAAACTAGCTCAGCAAGCGAAAGATAACGAAAATGAAAAAGAAGAAAAAGCGCAAAAGGAACTCGCGAGTAAATACCGTGGATCACTACGATTTATCTTAGGATTTATCGATCTAGCGACCGGTAAGGAATTATTAATCGATCTAAGTAAGCCGCAAGCACAGACGGTTCGTACGCAGATTCTTAAATATGAAAAGAAACTCGGTAAGCTGGCGTTCGAATTAACGAAAACTAATGCAACAGGGAACGCTCGTGACACGGTAGTCTCGCTAAACCCGTTAATCGACTTCGAAGAGGACTTGACGCCGGAAGAACAAGCGAACTTTAAAGCGCAGGACGGTAAAGAATTTGATGCGAGCCTATTCGACGGACTTGTTTACGAAGCTGACGAAAAGGAAATGCTCCAAAACCTCGTCACGGCCGGATTTAACTTGGCGCTGATCGGCGAATCGCTTGACGGCAGCGCAGCAGACGACGAACTGCCAGCCGAAGAAGACTTCGAATTTTAAGGAGGGAACGTAGATGCGAGAAATTATAACGGAAGCGCAGACGTTGGATTTATCGAAAAAGGTCACCGTAGAAGTTTCGTTGGCGGAGTTAATCGTGCTAGCGGCCTCGGCTTGGGAGGTTAAGAACCACGATATAGAGGGCGGCCTGTCAATTCATTGGAAGGACGACTTCAAACACCTTAGAGAATCGGTAGTGAATGAAGTAGACATTGCGTCAGATATCGACAAAATCCTCGCCTCTCATGGCGTAAAGGAGGACGAATAGATGGCGCACAAAGAAGAAACGATCGGCAAATACGCGGAACTGATCGCACGCGCTGCCTTAATGGCGGCCGGCTGGTCAGGCGTTAGTAAGCCGGAAACCGAAGAACCGTATGATATTCTCGCGGCCGAGCCGGTTACGGGCGCAATCAAACGTATTCAGGTAAAGACGATTCGTGACCGTTTGGAAAGTCGCGGCTATCTGACGGTTAGTGGACGCAAAAATACGGGCTTACCATACACGAAGGCCGACGCCGACTATTTTATCGGAGTATTGATCGATGACCAAGAAACGCGTGCGTATATGTTTGAAAACCGCGGCCTTACAGACTACTGGATGCCGCGTAAGAACGAAGGCGTCCGAGCGTGGCACGAACTCAAACTTAACTTAGACCGCGGATTCTTGGCGGCCCTAGAAAACGAAGCGGAGGCGGTTTGACCTTACCGGGTCGGACGGTTAATCAAAGGAGGACGAAACGATGGCGGCATTAAAAGGCGTAAAGACGCTCGATATGGTGGACGGAGAAATCACGAAAGTTTCGTATGAAGGTGCGGAGTATGAACGTGTTGAGGGAGAGGCGGAGGTTGGCGACTTAGTGCGCCTATCGCATGGCGCTTGGGTGGACGTAACGCCTGGCGGATTTTACATCGTAGATGATGTTGAAACCGTCGATGTTACTGTGTTAAACGACCGAAATTATCCGCATATTTGGAGTGAGAGGTATTACGTACTATTCCGCAAGAAGCACGTACGCCTAAAAGTCGGCGATTATGCGAAGGTGGTCGATTGCGGCAGAGAATGGAAAGTTTCTAAAGGAGACTTCGTTAAGGTTTTGCATGATGACAGAATGGGACGTCCGTTTTACTGCGAGATTCTAAGCGGAGAGGCTGTCGGAGAGGTCACTTGGTTACGTGAATCCGATCTAGTCCTCGCAACCGAAGCCGAAGTCGTAGCCGCCAAAGAAGCGGAAGAAAAACGCTCTATCAAAGCTAAATGGGCGAAGATCGGACGCAAAGTCGGCGAGTATAAAGTCGGCGATATTGTTGCGTATGATGATCGTCGCTGGTTCGGTAATTCAGGCATCGGAGAAGTAGCCGAGGCTACTAACGAAAATAAATACACCCGCGTAGGTGCGACAGATAACGGAGGAAGTCGCAGTGGCTACTACTTAGCTCCGGAAAACCTCACGTTAATCACTCCGGTCGAGGCACGTTTTGATCGCAGCTAAATGCGCCGCCTGCCAAGCGCCCATTAACGAAGGCCGATCCGCCGTCTACGACTCACTTTACGATGTATATTGTTGCGACGGCGACTGCTGGTCGGAGTTTTATGCGGATAATGAGACGGCTCATAGACGGAAGTGGACGGAGGATGTTGATCTATGAAAAAAGCTATTTACGTTTGCATAACGCTTAGTGTAATCGGCTTTATATACGCGCTGACACAAGGCAATTACGGACTTGCGATTCATAACGGAATCAACATCGTTTTGTTCGCTATTATAAATCGATATTACGGATAACATCGACTTTTAAACAGGAGGGGATCAAATTATAGATAACGCAGTATTTGAGACGTTGATGTACGGATTATTAAAGGAAGCATCAAGAAACAGTTTCTCCGAATTCCTTGAAACGTGGGAGATTTCCGAAGAAGAATACGCCGAAATTAAGAAACATCTACAGGAAACTTACGGAATCAAATTATATCTTTAGCGTCTAAAACGACTTTTAACGAAGAAAGGAGGACGCGACGTGGAAATCAAGCCGTTAAAACTAAACGTAAATACGGGCAAGGCGGCGCCGGCGACCGAAGTTGCAAAACGTAAGCAAGCGGCTAAGTTAGAAGAAACATTAGACGAAGCATTCGATCGCTTGAATAGAACATGCAAGTTCTCCGATAAAGAACGTCGCGAATTTGAAGCGGCATGGCGAGCGCAGAAAGCCGGCGAGCTAGTTCGTACTAAAAGCTCGAAGCTAACTAAATCGGAGGCACTCGCAATCGGACGCCGTCATCTTGAAAAAGAAAACGAATCTTTGCGACATGAACGTATGCAGGAGACGTTACGAACAAAGCCGGATAACTATTACGTCATTACAAAGGATGCCGACCTAGCGCCTATGATCGAACGATTACGAGCCGAAGTTCAGGCGCAGCAACTAGATACGTGGTTCCGAAAAGTATTCGATCTATTCAACAATACGCATATTCGCGGCAAGTTAGCTGAGCGCGGCGTCGAAGTTCCTTTGGCCGTTTCATTTACGGAATGGGATACGGAGACATCTGGTACAGATACGTTTATGGATATGTCGGGCGGCTATTCGTTTTGGCTTCCGTGTTTAAACGAAGGCTACTACGTCGCGTACGGCCATTTAACGGAGGATGAGCAGTGTACACGATCGGCTGCGCTCGATATTTGCCGAGTATTTATCGAAGACGCGCGGCATATCAAAGCGTTTCACAATACGCCCTTTGACTACGCGATGTTCTTAAATGACGGGCTGAAACCGAAAGGATTCCGATACGACTCGCTAGATGCTGCGCGATTAATGAACGAACACGAGTCGTCGTTTGGTCTTAAGGAATTAGACACGAAATACAAGGAATATACGGGAACGACGCACCTAGACGGATATACTTTCGAGGACCTGTTCGGAAAAGGTTCTCCGATGATTTATTCTCCTGAAATCGTTGGCATATACGCGATAAAAGACGTTGAAAAAGGCTGGTATCTAACTCGTTGGCAGATCGATATGATGTTGAAAATCGACGACTTATACTATCCGTACTTTGAGATCCGTCAATATCTATACGAGGTTAACACGACAATCGAGCGAACTGGCTTCGTAATCGATGACGCTGAATTATTGCGACTCAGATCGGAGTATGAACCGCAGTTACAGAAAGCGATAGATGATATTAACGAAGCATACGGAATCGATGCCGAGTTCTTACATTCAATGTCGATGCACATAAAAGGAGATAAAATCCGAGCATGGCAAGAAAACCGCGAAAAGCAAGTTGCGAAGCAGAAGGATATGCTTGCGAAATGTGAGGCGGAATTACAGAAAGCGAATCCAGCAACCAAGAAATACACGCAGCTTAAAGAGCGTATTCGGAAATACAAAACAGAGCCATTTGCGCCTGCTATCCCGGAGAATGCACCCGATTTCATACACGAATTTAACTTAGATTCCGACCAACACCTACAGTATTTAATCTACGATGTTCTCGGAATTGAAGATAAGACGAAAATTATCGACAAGAAGAAAACGCGCGCCGTAAGTAAGGACGTTCTCGCGCTTTATTTTAAAGAAGACGAGCGACTAAAGCCGCTGGCGACATTTTCGGAATTATCTACGTTGTTGGGAACGTTCATCAATCGAATTCCTAACGTTAAGGACGTAGATGGACGCCTTCATACGCAATTGCAAACCGTATCAACAGGACGATATAGTTCAAAAAAATACACCGGAAAAGATAACGAGCTTTACAGAAACGAAATCAACGATAAGAATTTCCTCGAATACATGCGTCTATTAGTGGATGCGCCAAAGAAGACGGAAAAGGGGCGGAACATCCAAAACATTCCGTCACGAACTGAAAGAGGCCAGCGCGTTCGGATGGCATTTAAGCCACCGGAAGGCCATACGTTCATTGGCTCGGATCTATCGTCAATTGAACCGAGAATACAAGCGCATAGAATGGCGACCGAATTTAACGATGAGATATTTGCGGATATGTACCGACGCGGTCTTGATCCTTACGAAGAATTTGCTTCGATCCTTTTCGATGTACCGCGTGAGATATGTACGGAGGATTATTATAAATCCGTAAAAGGGACCGATGATGCCGTGCCGGCCTATCGTAAAGCAATGAAGCAGATGTTTCTCGCGATTGGCTACGGTCAGGCATTCGATATGTTTTATAAAGGCGTTATACCTTACGGAATCGGTAAAGATCAGGCGTTAGTCGCTTACGAAAAGTTTGACGAGATTCTTCCGGGCTTCAAAGGCATGGTCGAGTCTACATTCGAGCACCTACGCAAGCACGGCTGGACGGCGACGATCTTCAAACAGAAACGACGCTTTCCGGGCTATGTCGAAAAGTACAAACGGCTTTGCCAACTGATGCGCAAATGCGGAATTACGGATAAGAACGACCCGGATCTTGGCAAGAAAACGAATAAACTGCGATGGGAAGATCGATCGGAGTTTTGGGATTTAATGCGATTTACTGGCGGATGCGAACGCGCTGCATTTAACCACACGATTCAGGGGTCGGGCGCGAATATCTTACAGATGTGTATGATACGCGTTTATTACGAGTGTGTTTTAGAGCGCGGCTGGGAATTCCCGTTGACGCTTCACGACGAATTGAAGACGGCTACTCCAAACGAGCAACTAACAAAAGAAGCGGTCGAGCTATTTGACGACATTATGACGAACACGTTTACGCTCGTACTCCCGTTAGGTTGCGACACGGTAATTGAGCCGTGTTGGATGGACGAATATAGTCCGGATGATTGGGATTTCAAGAAATGCAAACCTAAAAAGGACGTGATTAATTGACGGCAGACAAACGAAAATTAGCGGCTCAATTACTTAGTAACGACGGTTCTTCCGAGCCATCATTTGCGCAATCAATCGCGGATGAACTCGTATCGTATCTTAACGAATGGCACTCGCTGCCCGAGACGTGGGATAACCAACTAGATGCGGATATACACCGATGGTATTCGGAAGCGCCAAACGTATTTCCGAAGCGCCCGTATTTCTCACCGTCGTCATCAAACGCATGTCCGCGCGAACTATACCACAAGGCGCTGAACGCGAAAAAGGACGTCGAAGCCAAGCCGCCATATCAAGGACGATGGACGCGTCTAGGAACGGCGATCGGCGACATGATCCAGCGCGATATTTTGTTCATGGCGAAGCACTTCGGTAAAAAAACCGGCCGCGTATGTCCGTTTGACTTCGAACGCAACGAAGACGGGACGCCGGTATTCGAGGACTTCGCCAAACGCAATCACAAGATCGAGCGCGGCGGGCAGACGTTCTACTTATACGGGACTTGCGACGGTATTCTGCGGTATGTGACGGCAGATGGCGAAATCTTACGAGTCGGTCTCGAAATCAAGTCGAAGCAAACGACCGCCGCCAAGACATCGCTACATTCGATGCGTGAACCGGAATCAAAACACGTAGCGCAGTGCGTGACTTACGGACCGATGTATGGCGTCGATTATTACGTAATTCTCTACGTCAACGCGTCAAAGAAATCGTGGGTCTATCCGGAGGGAGAGTTCGAAAAGTCGCCGGACATCCGAGCGTTCGGCATCGAAATTAAGCCACACGACATAGACGCGATTCTTGATAGATTCGTAGATATCCGAAATGCGGTCGATGCTGGCGAGCCGCCGGCACTTGATCTCGGAGCATGGACGTTCAACAACTATAAAACTACGATTGCTAAGTCGCTTACGGACGAGGAACTACAAACCATTCGCGAGAAAGTAGCGCAGGTTCGTAGGTCGGGAATGTACGCAAGCACGAAGCAGCAGTACGCGGATGCACTTGCGTTTATCGAGAGAGTACGAGAAGGGGAGGCGGTTTGATGACGATAGATGACGTTCAGGAACGCGTTGAGGCTATCCGACAAGCAGCCTTCGATGATGAGGCGGCTCACGGCATGGAAGACGAATTGTATGCGGAGGTTTTAAAGGCGATAGCAAATGGCGCAGATAAACCGGAAAAACTTGCGGCAGAGGCGTTAAAGACGGAGAAAATCGATTTCAGTCGGTGGTATTCGTGACCGCCGCCAAGTCTATCCGCATCCTTGCGCTAGACATATCAACGAATCCAGGCTTCGCAGTCCTCGAAGTTAAGCGCCTAAAGTCAGGGCCGCGTATCAATCTCGTTCACGTAACGTCTGTCAGCACGTCAAGCCAATCGCCGGATAGCCATCGCTACTCTTATATTGAAGCCGCAACGACAATGGTTCTGCACGAATACGGACCATTTGACGTAGTTGTCCGCGAACATTTCACGGGTGGGCGAAATAAGAGGTCGACGCAAACAGTGTTCGGAGCATGGGCGGTCATTGATATGGCGCTTGGTAAATATGGATACAAGGCCGATGTAGAGATACCGCCGACCGCAGTTAAGCGGGATGTGACCGGAAAAGGCAGCGCAACAAAGGACGAAGTAGAGGCGGGTGTAAGGCGTATGCTTGCGTTACCGGATGACTTTACGTTTCGTACGGATGATGAATCGGATGCGGTGGCGGTTGGGCTTTCGTATCTAGTTCATGAAGGCGTAATTGAGAAACCGAAAGGGGCGAAATAAATGGACCGTTTGCTAAATATCGGGGTCGTTGTGTGGATTGCGCTAGTTCTGTTTTTTGTCGTAATTGTAGCGCCAGTATATACGATTGCTTCCTACGCCAATAAGAACTCGTACGAAATTAAGGTGACGGAAAAAGAAACGAAGAATTCCAAAGAGTCCTCTAAGTATCTGATTTTCGGCATTGACGACGAAGGGAACGAAAAAGTTTTCGAAAATACCGACGCTCTGTTTGCTCGTAAGTTTAATTCTAGTGATCTCTACGCGAAGATTGAAGTCGGCAAGACTTACGAGTTTAAGACGATAGGTTTCCGTATTCCGTTTTTATCTAAATACGAAAACATAATGACGGTAAAGGAGGCGGGCGCAAATGGATAAAGCGATGGCTTACATCGACAAATTAGCCGCAAAGCTCGGAGTGGCGGCGGAACATGTTTACGGAGTGCTCGTCAAGCAGGCGGTGGCTAACGGTATTTCCTATATAGTTGCGGGAGTCATTCTTTTACTAATCGCAGCTACTTACGTGATTATCGCACTACGATTACGAGAAAGATTCAATGTGGCGGCGTGGGCGATCGTAGCTTTTGCGTCTATATTAACAGTTTGGACGCCATTAATAGCGGGATTTCCGTTATTAGCTGAAGGCATCAAAGCGATCATCAACCCGGAATATTACGCAATCAAAGAAATCCTCGACACGATCGGAGGTAAATGACGATGGAAGATACGCCCAACGTTACTATATCGCAGGAGTCATACGATAATCTGATAAACGCTTCGGTTGCGCTGGTCAATCAGTTGCGGCAAAAAGAAGCGGATAAAACGGCGGTCATTACGCCTGAAGAAGCCGAGTTTGCTAACGCATTCTTCTCGTATTCAAAAGAGACGATCGAAGCGGTTAAGGGGCGATATGGAGACGATATCGAAGCGGCAGAGAATCGCAAAGTCAGCGCGGTTGAATATGCGGAAATGTACAGCGTTCCCCTCGCAAATTTAGCCGACATGAAGCGCCGATTGGAAGTCGATCTGATCGATCATGAATACCGGTTGAGCCGTCTCGAATCTAAACGGATTGAGACGGAAATCGAACGTGACCGGACGGCTGCAAGGATTGCGGAATTAGATGCGGAAATTGAACGGAGAGGTGGGCGCGGATGACGGATATTATCGACGCTATCTTCTATAAAGCGATGGAAGAAGCGACTAAAGTTCTCGGCGTAGATCCGGCATACTTTGGCGAGGAAGGAAGCGCAGAGGTTGAGCGGCAGTTAAATAAGTCAGGACGGAGCGCTGACGATTTTAAAAAGAAAGGTGAAGACGAATGATTACGTACATTGCGCTATTCTGCCTCGCGATTCTTGCTTTAGCGAAAAAACCACCGATGACTTACGATGAAATTTTGGGAAGCTTACTCTATTACGTACTCCTTTTTATCCCGATTGCGGTATTACTAGCGCACGTAGCCGGAGCTAACATATGATCGTATATTTCTACTCGCTGACGGGAAACGTACGGCGGTTCATCGCTAAGACCGGACTAGGCGGTCAGGCACGCGAAGTCAAGACGGGCGAGGTCGTCGAGGAGCCGTTCGTACTCGTAACGCCGACTTACGACTTTGGTCAGCCGCCCGCAACGGTAAGCGAATGGCTTAAGGATAACGGTGATTGGATGGTCGGGGTGGCTGCGTCGGGCAATCGTAATTGGGGAGACGGCTTTGGCGCGGCTGCTGACGTTATTGCGACGCTTTACGACGTGCCGGTGGTCGGCAAATTCGAATTAGCAGGGACGGAAGAGGACGTTCAATTATTCACGGAAAGGGTGAAGGCGCTTTGAAGCGACACATCGAGTTAAATAACGAAATTATGATTCAAAAAGACGGGCGGTTTCAATTCGAGAAAGACGGAGAAGCCGTCCGTGCTTATTTTATAGACTACGTAAATCAAAACACCGTATTTTTCCACGACTTACGCGAGAAGCTCGACTATCTACGCGATAACGATCACTACGAGACGGAGTTCCTAGACGCTTATACATTCGATGAAATCAAAGCGGTCTACAAAACGGCCTATGCCGCCAAGTTCCGATTCCCTTCGTTTATGAGCGCATTCAAATTCTACAACGACTACGCACTGAAGACGAACGACCGTAAAAAGATCCTCGAACGCTACGAAGACCGCATCGCTTGTTGTGCGCTGTACTTCGGAAAAGGAGACGGTCAGAAGGCGATCGAGTTTGCGAAACTAATGATCCGCCAGGAATACCAGCCGGCGACGCCTACGTTTTTGAACGCCGGGCGCAAACGTAGAGGCGAGATGGTATCGTGCTTCCTGCTCGAGGTCGGCGATTCACTAAACGATATCTCACGCGCAATCGACATTTCGATGCAGCTATCGAAGTCAGGCGGAGGCGTATCGCTTAACCTCTCGAAGATTCGCGCAAAAGGCGAGGCGATCAAGGACGTTGCCGGAGCGACAAAAGGCGTAGTTGGCGTAATGAAGCTACTCGATAATGCTTTCCGATATGCGGATCAAATGGGCCAGCGGCAAGGTGCAGGGGCGGCGTACCTAAACGTATTCCACGCGGATATAAACGATTTCCTAGATACGAAAAAAATCTCGGCAGATGAAGACGTCCGAGTCAAAACGCTATCTATCGGCGTCGTTGTGCCCGATAAGTTCATCGAACTAGCGCGAGAAGATCGTCCGGCTTACGTTTTCTACCCGCACACGGTCTACAAAGCATACGGCACGCATCTTGACGAGATGGATATTGGCGTAATGTACGATGAGCTCGTAAATAATCCGGCGGTGCGTAAAGAACGGATTAACCCACGTCAGCTACTCGAAAAAATGGCCGTACTTCGCTCCGAGTCAGGATATCCGTACATGATGTTTCAAGACAACGTTAACCGTGAACATGCGTTGAATCATATCAGCCGCGTTAAATTCTCTAATCTCTGTTCTGAGGTGCTTCAGAGCAGTAAAGTATCGCAGTACACCGACTATGGCGAACCGGACGACATCGGCCTAGATATTTCGTGCAACCTCGGCTCACTCAATATTGCGAATGTGATGGCGGGTGGCTCAATCGAAAACGCCGTCAAACTAGCCGTCGATGCGCTTACGGTCGTCTCGGAATCTACGAATATCAAAAACGCGCCAGCCGTCGCCAAAGCTAACCGTGAGATGCGTTCTATCGGACTTGGCGCAATGAACCTACACGGATATCTAGCGCAGAATGGCATCGCATACGAATCGGAAGAAGCACGCGACTTTGCAAACGTGTTCTTCGCGACGGTCAACTACTGGACGTTGGTGCGCTCGAATGAATTGGCGCAGGAAGCGGGGACGACGTTTGAAGGCTACGAGGGTTCAACGTATGCGAGCGGAGAGTATTTCGAGAAGTATTTCGAAGGGGATTACCGACCAAAAACGGATAAAGTGCGAGCGTTGTTTAAAGACATCGTAATTCCGACGCCTCTCGAATGGGAAGTCTTACGCGATAACGTAAGTCTGCACGGACTCTACCACGCCTATAGACTTGCGATTGCGCCTAACGGGTCTATTTCGTATGTGCAGTCGGCGACGGCTTCGGTCATGCCGATTATGGAGCGCATTGAGGAGCGGACTTACGGAAACTCGAAGACGTACTATCCAATGCCGGGCTTATCTCCGCAAAACTGGTTCTTTTACAAGGAAGCGTACGACATGGATATGTTTAAGGTCGTCGATATGATCGCAACAATTCAGCAGCACGTCGACCAAGGTATCTCATTTACGCTGTTCTTAAAAGATACGATGACGACGCGTGATCTGAATCGGATTGACCTATACGCGCACCACAAAGGAATCAAGACGCTGTATTATGCTCGGACTAAAGATACGACGCAGGAAGGATGCTTGTCATGCGCAGTTTAGCTAGAAATACGACGGAATATTCAAACGAAGATAAAGCGGTTAGACTTTCGCATAACACAAAGACTTATGAGAGCGGAGAGAAGTCGTTTAGACTATCCCACAATACAAAGACGCTTGGAGATCAGGGGAGGACGAATAATTGACGACATTCACAGCGGCCAACTGGTCGCAATCAGACGACGGATTTACGCAAATGTTCTACGATCAGAACGTCAAGCAGTTTTGGCTACCGGAGGAGATTTCGCTAAATGGCGACCTCCTTGCGTGGCACGAACTAAAACCAGCCGAACGCGATACGTATATGAAAGTGCTCGCCGGCCTAACGCTGCTAGATACGGAACAGGGTAACACCGGCATGCCTGCGATTATGGCGCACGTAGACGGTCACCAACGCAAGGCCGTCTTGAATTTCATGGCGATGATGGAGAACGCGGTGCACGCGAAGTCCTATTCGAATATCTTCTTAACGCTGGCGCCTTCGGAAACTATTACGGCCGTCTTCGAATGGGTTAAAGAGAACCGTTATTTGCAGCGCAAAGCGAAGCTGATCACCGACCTTTATCGCGGTATTAAGGAAGGCGACGATATTTCGTTGTATAAAGCGATGGTGGCTTCGGTTTATCTCGAAAGCTTCCTATTCTACAGCGGCTTTTATTATCCGTTGTATTTCTACGGACAGGGTCGCATGATGCAGAGCGGCGAGATTATCGGGCTTATCATTCGCGATGAAGCGATCCACGGCGTATATGTCGGCTTGCTTGCGCAGGAAATTTATAATCGGCAAACTGACAATATGAAGGCGGACCTACACGAGTGGGCGGTCGGGTTATTAGCGGAATTATACGAAAATGAGGTCGCATATACGGACGATGTGTACGGCGCGGTCGGCTTGGCGCATGACGTTAAGGCTTTCGTTCGATACAACGCGAATAAGGCGCTCATGAACCTCGGATTTGATGCGCATTTTCCGGAGGAGCCGGTCAATCCGATCGTGATTAACGGGTTGAGTACGAAGACGAAATCGCACGACTTCTTCTCAATGCAAGGGAACGGATACAAGAAAGCGACGGTCGAAGCGCTTAAAGACGAGGATTTTTATTTTTCCGCCGATTGATGTCCCGATTTCCGCCGCCCACATGCGACTGTATAAGTGAAAGCGAAAATAAGGAGCTGATCGTATGCGACAGACGCTTAACCGAAGCGCTTTACTAATAGCGGCAATCGTGCCGGCCTTTTGGTACGCACATGCAGCGGGCTTTTGGTGGTTCGTGGCGACAGGAGCGCCGTTCTTACTGTACGTAATGACGCTACCGTTTGAGGACGGTAAACCCACGAAGGAGGGCGAGTAGATGAGCGCTATCGATGCAGAAGTATCCGACTTACTCGGCAAGACACTCGTTGAAGTATCGCAAAGCGGGGAAGACGCGTTATTTTTCTCCACAGAATGCGGAAAAGAGTACCGCATGTATCACTATCAGAACTGTTGTGAAGACGTCCACATAAACGATATTTGCGGAGACCTTTCCGATTTAATCGGTCATCCGTTGCTTATGTCGGAGGAAGTAAGCAGCGAAGAAGATCCGCCGGAAGAAGATCATCACGGATCATATACGTGGACTTTTTATAAGTTTGCGACCATCAAAGGCGACGTTACCATTCGTTGGTTCGGATCATCAAACGGACATTACTCGGAATCAGTCGATTTCGAACTATTGGAGGAATCGCAATGAACGTAAATATTAAACGACTATCAGCCGACGCAACTACGCCAACATACGCACACTCGACGGACGCCTGCTTCGACTTATATGCGGCGGCTGACGTCATTATCGAGCCGGGTGAGACGGCCTTAGTCCCGACGGGCTTGGCGTTCGAGATTCCGCCAGGCTACGAAATGCAGATCAGGCCGCGTTCGGGCATTACGTTAAAGACGCACCTACGCGTTCAACTAGGGACGGTAGATAGCGGGTACGCAGGCGAGGTTGGCGTGATCGTTGATAATATCGCAAAGAAGGACGAAACGGTTCCGAATGATTACGGACCCCTTACGGTGAGTAGAGAAATCGATCGCATGATCGGTCATCATCCGAAATGGACTTATAAACTACGCAAAGGAGATCGCATAGCTCAAGCGGTTATTAAGCCGGTAGAGCAAGCGACCTTTACGATTGTGGATGCGCTGGAAGATACGGAACGAGGTGCGGGCGGCTTCGGAAGTAGCGGAGTCGGGAAATGACGAAGCCGCCACCGAGAAAAAGCGGGAAGACGTTTGTTAATACCGAACGTTTCGAACTGATTTCGAAATACGCAGTCGATTTCATTGCGTTACGTTCAATTGTTTATAGAACACCGATCAAGACGACCTTACGTTGGGCTAATAAAAACGTTAGCGGATTATGGGTAAACCTCGGATGGATAAACGAAGAGGAATACGATTCATTAGAACGAGCCGCCGCCGAAATGATCGTATATTACGAAAACGTTAGTAGAAACGAAGCAAAGCGGAAGTATAGAAGGATTGCGAAGACGGTCAAGGAGGCGGCCAATAAATGACGCAAATCTACGCGTGCTTCTTAAACGGAAAACTTTACGGAAAAGGCGATCTTGCCTATATAAACGACTTATTTCGTGATTGGGTCGTTTATTGCGAAATGTACGGAAAAGATGAAGTGACATTCCGAATAACGACGGTTGAGAAGATGCGCGAAATAGTGAAGGAGGCGGAAAATGCTCACAGATAAGTGCAATGAGTGCGGCAGAGACGTGCCCGCAAGAGGAGTAGTGACGATGTTTGACGACGGAACATTCGACGTAAGTGATAGCCTTTTCGAAGCCGAATGCACTGACTGCGGTCGTAGTTGGTTAATTACCGATTATTTATAGAAGGAGGACGAATAAATGGCGGAAACCAAAATGAACGTACAGCTGCTCGCACATACGATGATTACGGAAAAGTTTGCGAAAAGTTTCGCACTCAATGAAGCGGAAACCGAATTAACTGACGTCGGTGAACTGTTCCGAAATGGGGCAACCGACGGCCAAGCGGTCGCCTTATCTTCGATCAGAACGTGCTACAGCGCAAACAAGCCGTCAGAAATCGTAGCAAAAGAAGGCGCCAAGTATTTCGGCAACAACGCATCAGATGGCGGCTCAGGCACGGATGCCGACCGACTATTCCGGCAGATTGTCGCCTCGAAACATACGTCGACCCTTGAACATCTGACGTTCACCTTTGCGATTGAAGGCGTCAGCCGCGCCTTATTAGCGCAGTTAACACGCCACCGCGTCGGCTTTAGCTTCAGCGTCCAATCACAACGTTATGTGCGGATGGGCAGTGGCGATCGATCGGGCGGGTTCGATTACGTGGTCCCAAATGAAGCGAAGGTAGGACCGGCAGAATTCGCATTCGTGAGCGCTATGGAAACTCTTCAAAAGACTTACGACGACCTTCGTAAAGCAGGCGTTCCGGCCGAAGATGCCCGCGCCGTCCTACCGCAAGCCGCAGCTACTAATCTCGTAATGACCGTTAACCTACGCGCCCTATTAGACTTCTACGCTAAGAGACGGAAGGGCAACGGAGCACAGGCGGAAATCGCCGATCTAGCCGAAGCCTTACGTCGTGCCGTAACCGAAGTCGAGCCGTGGACTGCGCAATTCTTCGAGGGGGTGTCTGCATCGGTATAATGACGACCATGACGCTTGCGTGCGGCTTATTATGTACGCAGCAACCAACGACGGAAAATCCAGCGCCCATTTTAACGGCTGATCAAGCGGCCTTACAGCGAGCCAACCAACGCATCAAGACATTAGAGAGCGAAGTAAAGGCGCTTAAGAAACCGACGAAGCACGTAGTCAAACGCAAGCAGAAAACGCCAAAACTAGCGCAAACTTACGAAGTGACTGCGTACACAAACGGCGCCGAGTCTACCGGGAAGTCAGCCGGTGACCCTGACTACGGCGTAACGGCAAGCGGCGCACGCACTAAAACGGGCCATACGATCGCCTGCCCGCCGTCAATGGCGTTCGGGACTCGGCTAAACATCGAGGGCATCGGCGTCAGGACTTGCGAGGACCGAGGCGGCGCAATTAAGGAAGGACATATCGACTTATACGTTGCGGGCGTGGCTGAGGCGCAGGCATTCGGACGGCAGCGGCTAAAAGCGGAAATCATAACGAAATAGGGAGGCGTAATAATGGACGGTTATTGTCTTTGGAATTTCGGATGGCACATGGATTACGGAAGCCTCGAAGGTTTATTCGTCGCAACGGAAAAAGCGATCGTTAACCTGATCGGGAAGGAATTATATTTCGGCGAGGTTAACGGGAAGCATAGCGAAATTTTCGGTGTTGTCGAAGAAGACGATATTGTGAAAGTCGATCTAGATCCGGAAACTATTGCGAAAGTTACAGCGGTTCTCGGAATGACTTGGTCCGGATACAACCCGTTGAATTATCTTGAAGAGGAGGCGGAATGATGGCGGAAGAAAAACGTACCATACACGTATTAAAAGACGAAAAGCTCGGCATTGATCGCGAATATGTTGCGGTGGATAGAAACGCGGAGGTTGGCGAAACGATCGTTGTAACTAAAGCTGAATACGTCGAAGGAGAAATTTACGAAATAGGTCATTACGGAAAAGTCAATATTACGGTTGGAGACGGCGGAGTCAACGCTGATTTCAACGGGTTTAATAACAGTTTCGTCTATGGAGACGGGGAGTGGCCTGTCGGGGATGAGGATTACAGCGCCTACCACGTACTCGAACCGACCGACATCGTCCACATTGACGGTGAGCGCTATCGTTTAGAAGATCGTAAGGCGGAAGTTGGTGAGCGCGTAATTCACGTAAATAAGGAGAGCGGGGAATCAAACGGCATTGTTACCGAAGTCACTATGAACGGCGTTAGTGAAATAGAGGTTCGTGAATACGAAGATTTTGACGGAGACATTATTGAAGGATTATCACACGGCTATTACTACGTCCTCACTCCGGTTCAAGACGCTGCCGAGGCGCAAGAATCCGACGTCATCACCGTCCTTGCCAATCTAGGCGCAGAGGTGGCGGAATTAAAACGCACATCGGCACGTCATCAAGCGGAAATCAACGCCCTTCACGAAGATAAAGTGCGCCTCGGCGAACAGCTCGCAAAAGTGGCGGCAGACGACCCGAAATCCTTGGCGATTACTACGGATGAGCTTGCGCAGCTATTCGTCAGTCTAAAGAAGGCCGGCCTATGAAGCTCGCAATCACGGGTAAGCTAGGCGCAGGCAAAGACGTAGCCGTCGATTATCTTGTCGCAATGTACGAATTCTTTCCGTTTACGTTTTCCGCAAAAGGTAAGTCGCTATTCTACGAACTGTTTCCGGAACTACGTGGCGACGCCAAACAGCGCCAGCCTATGCGTGATTTCATTAACGGAATTACCGAATTAGACGTGCCTGGCGCAAATGACGTATGGGTCGATTATTTATTCCGCCGCATAAAAGCACACGAGAAGTTGCGCTGCTGCCGAGATAGTCGCATATTGATCACGGACATCCGGAAGCTGGCCGAATACGAACGAGCCAAGGCGGAGGGATTTACGATACTCCGCATTACTGCCCCGTACGAAACACGTTTTGACCGCGCCAAAAGACGAGGCGACAAATTCAAGGCGGACGACTTAAACCATCCGACAGAAACGGCGCTCGACGATTTCGAGGTTGATTATGAGATTGTAAATGACGGTTCGCTCGACGACCTATATGCGCGACTAGATGAAATTATGGCCGATCAGCTCAAAGAGAACGCGTAGGTACCTTTCGGGTAGGCTAGATGCGGCTGCTTAGACGCTTCGCCGTCGCCAATCAAATAGAAACGTAACGGCAGTTCGCGATCTTCAAGTCCGGCGCCTGCTAAAACGCGTCGAGCACGCTTACTATACGAATCTTTATCGAATTGGAACGGCTGAACATCCGTTTTAACCATTTCCGGCTTTGCAACGATTAGGCACGATTCTTCTTTATCGTAGCCGATCACCAGTTGAAACCGAGTATTTGGCGGTATTCCCATTAAAGCTTTAGCTGCAGCGTTGACGTAGATTCTCTTCTGACTGTCCAACGTTATGTATGCGGTATTACTAACTGCGGAAATCCATTCTAATGCCATACGAACACACCTCGCTTATTCTATAAGTCGATTATAGACGATTTACAGGCGGAAATCAAACGAAGGAGGCGGTATTATTGGGCGAGTCAGTAACGGAGAAAATTAATCGCATCTTTGGGATAGACGATTCATATAAAGCGCCATCAAAAATCATGGAGATTTTGTTCGATCGGAAGCGTCGTGAGGACGTATTTAAACAATTCGTATCTGATCCGGCGCTTAACTCCACGGAGAAAGACGTGTTTCATGAATACTTCCAAGATGAGCATGCGGATAGAAAAAACAAAAAACAAGATTTTACTCCACAAAGCGTTTCCGATCTTTTAGCGCGAGTTACTGACGGGGGTTTTACATCTACCACTAACTATGATGGATGCGCAGGTACAGGGGGGCTCACGATTGCAAAATGGCAGTCTGATCGGATTAAGCACTCGCCGTTTGATTACAAGCCTTCTTGGTATTTCTATCACTGCGAGGAAATGAGTGATCGCGCAATACCGTTCTTATTATTTAATCTCTTGTTTCGCGGAATGAATGCTGTGGTGGTTCATTGCGATGTCCTGACTAGGAAAAGTAAAGGAGCTTTCTTTATCCAAAACGACCACGACGATTTTATGCATTTCTCATCACTCAATGTACTCCCGTATACTGACTTAGCCGCAGACGAATTGGACGTAACTTGGGACGATGACTTAATCCCCTACGGTGATCTAATCGAATCGGAAGAGATTCCTGCCCATGTAATAAACCCAACGGAGTACGGCGCAGTTAGTGCTGAAACTAAATTTCTTCATTTACTGTGTGGCATAGATGGGGAGGTGTCGTAATGGGCGCATCGACAAACAAGCCCGACCAACACTTACGGTATGAAACGCAGTATAAACTCGACGGACCCGACGGCGTCAAGGCGCTTCTAGCCGATTACACAATGTTAAGACAGCGGCGCTTTTTAGGCGACATGGCTGCTTGCGATATCTTGATCGATCTGAACCGCGCTATTGAATTGGCGGCGCTGACCGGAAAACAATACGAAGCCCTGCGCCTGGTATATTTCGATGATCTATCGCAAACACAGGCGGGCGCGGCGCTCGGCGTTACGCAGCAGGCCGTTGATTATGCGATTAATGCTGCGGTAAATAAGATCGTTGACATTTACTACTATTGGGCGTCTCACGGAGAAGGTTACGGAACTATGAAAGGGGCTGTAATATGACGAAGGAAGAACTACACGAAGCCATTACGGCTCTATACGAACGCACAAAAGCCGGCGCTTTAGAGCGCGAAGAACGCATCATAGAAATAGACGCTTTACTTGCGTCATATGACGGCACACCGCCGGAAAACGCACTGGAACGTCTATCCGACTTAATCTTATACGAAGAACTATCGGACACGCGCCGCAACAAAATGACCGCCGAAGAATATCCGATCATGTCCGAACGCATGGAAAAGACACGCAAGACAGGCGAAGCATCCGATAAGATGGCCGAGGAGTACGATAGTACCGGTACTAATCGCGGCGTGCCTAAACGACGCACCCGATCACCGTACGATAACTTATTCACGGACCGTCACGCAAAAGCACGTAACAAGACGGTACGCAAAAAATACAACGATTTTGTCAACGGAAAGTCTAGCGGACAATTCACCGTAAATATAGCAACCGGCATTAAAACGGTAAGGACAGACGCTAAATAGGCGTCTTTTGTTTTGCGATAAATACGAAAAGGGGCGTATGTATGAATCAAAATCAACCGCGCATCATCGACGTTAACACAGGCGAAGACCTATCCGGTATCTATTCGTTGAGACACCGCAATCAAGACGCAGCCTTCCGTCAGCAATTACATAAAACGGAGGACCGGCGCGAATTTACCAACGCGGAAATGCCGAATATAAACGAAGTATATGACGTTCTTACGACGGCTCAATGCGGCTATTTAATGCTTCTACAATGCTATGTTGATTACGGTGGCCTGTTAATCAAGTCCAGTCGCGATAAGACACCGATGGATACTTCGGATATGATGGACGTTCTTCAACTTACGAAGAAACGTCAGACGTTCTACGACTTCATTGCGGCGGCTGTTCAGCATGATATCATACGAAAAAATGACGATGGCTACTCGGTAAATGAACGTTATCATTTTAAGGGGAATTTCCGCAGTCCGCACGTTGTTAAAATATATAGCGCAAAAATTAAACGAGTTTACAGCGAAGTCAAAGCGGCAGACATCGGGCTGATCTATCGGATGCTTCCGTATATTCACTTTGATACTAATGCTCTTTGCGAGAATCCAAACGAATCCAATCCGAGAGCCATCCGTTGGTTCAGCCGAGCCGGTCTAGCTGCTGCGATAGGTGTCGTGCCAGACACGCTGGGTCGCCGTCTTAGAGCGATGAAATTCGGAAGCGAGTACGTAATAGCTCGCGTTAAGGTCGGCAGCGAGCCGGAGCGCTACACGTTTAATCCGAACGTTTTCTATCGTCAATCTAAAGCGCCAGATAAAACGTTGATTGCGCTATTTAACGTTGAGAAGGTACACTAAATAAACGAAAAAGGACGCCTTAGAGGGCGTCTTTATTTTTGCGCTATATTCGCTTAGTCATTCCACACTCCGAACACTTACGGAGGAAAACTCCGCCTTTAATCGAACTGTTAAACTTCGACGTATCGCAATTGTCGCACCGCCCGCTCTTAACATCGGGCATCTCGCGAACATCATAAACGACAGATACGTCATAATCGCCTGGCTGCGGTCTATTCACGTCTTTCACCTCACAACCTTCGTATTATAACGTATCTATGCGCTTATTTAAACAATCTTCCGAAAGCCCTTCCGACGCTGCGTCGCATGATACGACCGCCTACGTCGTTCTTTTTCACCGCGTTCACGTCTCCCAAAAACCTAGCCCATCCGTACAAGAATCTGCGGAATTTCATATCGTCGTCCTCCTTCGTATTTTAACTACCACCGCGTCACTGCGAAGCTTTTCGAATAATAAGTGCCGATCTTTTTCGTCTTGGCTGCATTGCTATAAGCTGTTAATTTGATTCGGTATTGCCCGTTCGTCATAGTCGAAGTGTAGAAGCGTTTGGTTGGCGTGCTTTTAATGAAGTCGCCTCTCAACGATTGCTTCGATTTCCAGCCGTCCGTGTACTGCTGCTGTAAGGTCATCGTGTAATATACGCGGCTACCGCTGCTTTTCGATGCCACTACGTCCACTGACGTCGCCTTATGCGTGTAGTATGGTGCGTCAACCTTTACCGTAATCGATGCTGCGCTGGCGGGCGTTGTAAGTCCGATCGTCATTAGTACCACCGCGATTGTTATTGTGATAAAACGTTTCATTATACGTCATCTCCTTCGAATTTTATATCGTATCCGAACGCGATCAGAGCGAGTCTAAAGCCGAAGTCAAAGCCGGCAGGCGCATCGTCGCGTTCTCTTTTAAATAGTTCGGCGGCTCGTTCGACTGCCTTGGCGGGAATTACTGCGTTATCTAGAGCCGTCAATTTTACGTCCATTAGGCGATCTCCTCCTCGATATTTAGAAGGCCGCCGCAGTTTGGACATTTAGCGGCCGTTTCGATTTCTACGTCTAGCCGGGCAAATGAACAGTCCGGACAGTTATACTCGACCATATTGGGCGATTCCTCCACGATTTTAGTACGTCAGCGCCGTCTTAGTTGCGTCGTAATAGTCTAGGTAGGGACGGCTGCTCGACGTCTTATTTTATTATCGATTTTAAAGCGACCGTAAAGCCGAAAATCAGTAGCGTTGCAATAGCTGCGCAGTCAATCGGCTGCATAGAACCGTAATCCGTGAACGCGATCCAAACGACTAGGACGATAATGAGCAACGTATCGATCGTATTAATTTTGCGCATGTGTGGTATAATTGATTGAACCGGGGCTTAGCGCCCCGTCCGTTTACTTGCGACGTTTCTTCTTGGCGGGAGACCGTCGCTTTTTCTTTGCTTTCCGTTGCTTCTTCATTGCCGTGATGTCCATTGCGGTTTTGATGATCGCCAACCACGACGCAAGCAAGACGGATATTTTAGTAGCTAGTTCAATCAATCGTGTGCACCTCCTTTCTGTACCTTTATTATACGATATCGTATAACGTATGTCAACGGATATTGCGAAAAAATATTCGATATCGTATAATTACTATTATAAATACGGAGGTGACGCGGATGGGCAAGCGCATAAACGTAAGGCCACGTCTGAAGGAACTTATGAAGGCGGACGGTTGGACGCAAACAAGACTGTCAGAAGCGTCGGGCGTTCCGCAGGGTTCTATTTCGCGGTTTGATTCGAATGGGCGCCATGAAGATTGGCAAGTCGTTGCGCTAATGAAAGCGGGCGGATGGAAGTACGAAGACCTATTCGAAATAGAGGACGGCAGCGACGAAGAGTAGGGACGTTCAGGGCGAGCGTCTCTTTTTTCGTGTTCTGTTTTCGCCACACTGAACGTATTGTTATGCGTATAAGTGAATAAATATACGTTGATGTTTCGTAGGTAATACGTGTTGGCATGCGCCTATTCTCAATTACGTCGATTTAACTGATAATCAATACGACTTCATTCGTACAAAATCGCCAAAAGTACGACTTTATTCGTACAAGTGAAAACGGGGTTGGCGCTTAGAGCCACGTGGGATACAGCGTTTTTAGGACGGAAATTACTTCTTATCTTCTAAATCTAAAACCTAGTGAGCCTTCGCTACGCTACGTCTCACATATACGCAATATGTATAATGAATGTATATATGCGGACGAGGCGGAGCCGAGGGCGCTGTACTTAAATACATACGGAAAGGATAGCGTTAATAGGACGGACACTAATCGCTAAGGATTGCGCAGATATACTTGTGTAACATACGGATATGCTGTCTTACGTTATAGAGAGACGTAACGCAACGTAACATACTAACGGTAGGGTAACGTATAAGCAGACGGTGAGCAGCGATTAGTAAGCCGACTAGGGTACCGACATACAGGCGCTATGTAACGGCAGGCACCGACGGTCTATATAATATAGTACGAAGTCGGACGGTAGGGTGACGTGGATATACCGGAAAGGAATTCCGCAATCAAGCAAGCGCCTCCCGCGGACGAGGCCTCCGAAAACTCGAGGGGTTGAAAGTCGAAGCCAATCCGTTTATGCACGATCCTATACATACCGGCCCGCATAGGTAGCCCGCACGAATGGCGGCATGGCGGGGCTGGTTCGTTGCATAAAGTTAATTCGTTTAGTTGCGCTGATCGAACGGCTACCAACCGCGACACACCAACGTTTGTGCTCGACGCGAATGTAACAGAAAGTCTTTTTGTTACTTTCGTTATGCAACGTTATGAATGCGTTATTCAATAATAATCGCGAAAAATAAACGAAAGCCGCCCGCCCCCAAGCGCCCCGTCCAAAACCGCCCGATCTGGTGAACAAAACTTGCGCACAATTTTTTAAACTCGGGGTGTTAGGCGAATTTCAAAACGGAGAGGTCCTGCCGAGTAGTGGGCGACGAAAAAAAACGACAAGGAGGGCGTTATCATGAACGAAGAAATCAACGGCTGTATTAAGTTTATTGAAGACGGCTATTTGACGAAAGAGACGAGCGATAGAGTTCGAGAACTACTCGGTATTGAAAATTCGGACGATCTAACGGAGCTGACCGATTACATACTTGTAAGAGATCCGTACACTACTCCTTTCGGGACTATTCCGTTCGGTGCGACGCCATCTCTTGCTAATTATCGTCTAGTCGCGAAAAGCTCCGACAGTACTCCGCAAGAAATACCGTTGCTGCCGGATGAAGAAGGCGTCTTCTTTTTCAGATACGTTAGAGGCGACCGACCATGACTACGCTACCTACTTTCGTCACCTGCGACGCATGCAATCAGCGAACCGCCATCGTACTAAAAGAACGGACTGTCCGAAAAGGCGTCGTCGAAACGTACTTTGACTGCATCGTCTGCGGCGTTCACTACCCTACCGCGATCACGAACAGCGCGTTAAGGACGAAAATAGATACGCTTAAGCAATTACGGCTAACGGACGGATCAGAAACGGAATCAATCGACGCATTAAAGGCCGAAATAGCCGCCGATATGAAAGTATTGCGGGAACGGTACGGACTAGCATAACGATTTTAGCACGTAAAATGCACGAAATTAGACGTTTCGGTAGCCGACTAGGGTATTCGTAAGGGTGATCGGCGAAAAGCGTTAATTTCGTGTGATTTTTAAGGAGGACGGATAGATGATTATTGACGCAAGTAAGTCCGGAGTTGTTAAGATCGAAGGGGCTGGCGATTTAATTTTGACGAAAAACCCGACAGCGTTCGAGTTGAAAGCGGATAAGACAGGCGCGACATCACTTCGTATAACAGGGCACGTAGTGGGTAGCGTGGGAGCTGACGTACCTTTCAAACAAAAACTACGAGTATCCTTAAAAGTATTAAAGTATATTTTCGGAAAATAAACGGATGCGGAATAGGTAGACGCTTAGACATAAGATCGAATACGACTCGGCGAGGTTTTAAACCCGTGGGAACCGCAAAGGGGAAGTCAGGTAAGCTGCAGCCCGTTGTGAAGAAATGTCGATCATACGAGGTGCAAATCCTCGTCCGCATATTCTTACGCGACTAAGGATTCTCCGCCGGTGGGGACGTAAAATACGTACCGGAAAGCGTGCAATAATGTCGCAATCAGAACGAGGCTTCCGGTCAGCGCCGGAGGTCTTTTTGTGCTTGCGTTAAACGCGCAGCAAGAAAACGGACAAAGGGGATGACGTGAATGGCGGAAAACAAACGCGAATCAGTCGGAAATTTAAACGTAAAGGTAGACGTAGATGTTTCGGAGGCTATCAAAGGCCTCAAAGCGGTACAGCGCGCAGCAAAAGACGCGGCGAAGGCGTTAGCTGAATTACGGGCAAAGACGAAAGAATTCGAGAAAGAAATGCAAAGTAAGGAGCCGATTATCATCAGCGGAGAAAGCGGTGGGTACGGAACAGTACCTCTCGTTAGGTATTCGCGTAAATAAAAAAGCACCACGACCTAAATCGCGATGCTCTCGTATGCGACCGAAATCTCGTCGGCCGTGATTCCGATATATTTCAACGTATCTTTTTCGGATGAATGACCAAGAATCGCCGCAATACGATCTACTGCGATGTCCATTTCGTACAAACGGTAGCCGAACGTTTTTCTAAGCGTGTGAGTGCCGATGTTGCCGATCTTTTGAGCGATTTCGGCGCGTTCGGCGGCTTCGTTTAGAATGCGATAGGCTTGGACGCGGCTGATCGGCTTGGCGCCTTTGCGGCTCGCGAATACGTAGTCATCGTCAGCGCCTTCGAGTTCATTAACGAGCTTTATGACGGGTGCCGAGAACGTAATGACACGTGTTTTCTTGCGCTTGGCCTCGGTTATTTTAAGAGACGTCTGGCCGCGAAGATCGCCGACCTTAAGCGAAAGTAAATCGGAAATACGAAGTCCAAAAGCCGTCCCAAGTTGCAATAACAGCCGGTCGCGCCCCGGTTTGAGGGCGTTTTTTAGTTTATTGAAATCGCGTTTACTTTTGATCGGGTTCACTTCGTTAGCCATACGTCTTCACTCCAATGTACTTTAATTATTTTTAAGTTATATTCATTATACGATATCAAATTCGGTGAGTCAACGGAAAATATACGGGAAGGGGGCGGTAATTTGGCGTTTATTAACGGCAAGTTTTTAGAACGTGAAGAACGGCAAGCGCGGATAGAGGCCGTAACGGAGCGGCTGAAAAAACTACGCGATATTATTCAAGCGGGCAAGCATACCGAATATCACGTCGATCTTATGCGGAAGGATCGCGACGAACTAATAAAGCTAAAACGGGTCCACCGCGCCGAGACCGATATGCTTTATTTCTTCTACGAATACTTTTCCGAAGCGCGGAATCCGAAAAATCCAGACAATCTCGTACCGACGACCGCAGTAGATATGGACGATGCGCCGGACTTTCACCGGAAACTATCGTCTATCCTCGACTCGGTATCGAACCGTAATAAAACGGCCCGTATCGCATGGGCTGCGTCGAGGGGGCACGCAAAGTCGGCTTACCTATCGAACGCGTTTCCGGTGCATGAGATCGTCTATAAAAAGCGGCGTATGATCTTGATTATCTCGGAAACGAACGCCGGATCGATCAAGTTCATTAAATGGGTCGCCGGTCAGCTTAAATACAACCAAAAGCTACGCGAAGACTTTGGCGAAGTCCTGTACGAGCAGAAAACGCGCAACGAAAAGGATTCCGAAACGGCTTTTATTACAACGACCGGCATCAAAATGGAAGCGACGTCGCTCGGAACACAGATCCGTGGTTTCCGTAATGGTTCTCAGCGGCCGGATTTAATTCTATTGGACGACTTGGAGTCGCTTGACTCGAACAATACGCCTGAACTGCGTCAGAAGGCTAAGGATTGGCTTAACCAAGACCTTATGCCTGCGGGTGATCCTACGAAAACTGCGTTTATTTTCATGGGAACACTTGTACACTTCGATAGTTTGCTGAACTACGTATTGAACGAACGTCGCGATTTTATTAAGAATAGTTTTCCGGCGATCATCAAACCGCCGAAGAGAACCGATTTGTGGGCGGAGTTCGAACGTATTTACAAAGAGTACGTACCAAGCGACGAAGAAGTCGAAGAAATGATGCAGGCGGAATCAGAAGACACGATGTCTACACCGAATGCGCGCGCTGCTATCCAATTCTATGAAGAACACAAAGTGGAAATGGACGAAGGCGCTGAGGTTTTGTGGCCCGGACGCTTCCCTTTGCCTGCGCTGATGATCGAAAAGGTCAATATCGGGACAAAGGCGTTCAATACCGAATTCATGAATAACCCAATAGACGAGGATTCGCAACTATTCAAGCCGGAGTCCTTTTCGTATTGGATGGATTTTAAACTCAATCGTAAAGAGTACGCCATCTATATGGGAATTGACTTCGCGATGGGAAAAGAAAAAGGGGATTTTTCTGCGATTGTCACGATAGCCAAACATAAAAAGACCGGAAAGATATACGTCATTGACACTTACGGTGAGCGAGTACATCCCGACAAGTTTCTACGAAGAATTGTCGAGAAAGTCATCGAATATTTACCGGATCGAATAGCAGCGGAGTCTCAAATGGCACAGGAGTTCTTCATTGATACGCTCAAACGCGAGTTGGTCATACAAGGATATCCGGCTGGATCTCGCGTTGCTAAAATCAATCAGCGCTCGCGGAAAGAACTTCGTATAGAAGCACTAATGCCGCAGATTGAAAAAGGTGAGATCGAATTTCATCGCAGTCAAGCGCTTTTACTCGAACAGTTTGAGCGCTATGGATCGAATTGGCACGATGATCTACCGGATGCGTTAGAGATGGCGGTGAGTGTCAGTAAACGAGCTAAAACGGTGCTTCAATCGAAGCCGAAGTATATGTAGCGAAAGGAGGACGTTAAATGTCATTAAAAAAGAAACTCGAAGCAAAGCTGTCGTATGAAAAAAGGAAAGCAGCCTTATCCTGCGCTTTGAACGAGATAATGCCGGAAGACGGCGCGAAGAAAACACAGACGGAGCTGGCTGAAGAACTAGGGATGTCACGTATGGGATTATATCGATGGCGGACTCAAGACCCAGTGTTCATTGAATATATGGGCTTACTAGCTGACGAGATGTTAGCGAGTCACCAAGCCGAAGTCTACGGGCAATTGATGCGGTCGATACGAGGAAAACAACCTTCGATGAAGGCTATCGAAATTTACACGAAATTAATCGGTAAGTTGGCGGATAGACAGATTATCACCGACAATACATCAGATAATCAAACAATCGAGGATATAAACGCATTAACCAACGAATTAGACGATCTTTTGAAGGAGGAATAAGCGATGGGTTTTACGGACTTTTTTAAGCACCGCAACCACGAACCCGACGACGGATCGCATACTAAGACGTACAGTATCATCCGACCAGGCGCACAGTTTCCTCCGGCTGACTCAATCGAACGTCTTGCGAAGTATCGACGTATGAAAAAGCTTTTTGAAGGAAAGCAACGGGACGTTTATGAGCGTGCGACCGACATTCTAAAAGATTCGCCGCAGGCCGAGCAGTTAAAGAAGCTGTATATCGCGGTCAATCTCGCTGACATTCTCGTAACGAAGCCGGCTGATCTTCTCGTAGGCGAACCAGTTCAATTCGAAAGCGGACTACCCGATGACAGCGAAGAACAAAAAGCGCTCAATCGCTATGTAGAGGAAAACGATATTAATCAACTTCTTCACGAAAGCGCAACGGCTAACGGATTCCGCGGAGATTCTTGGTTCAAGGTGCGGTATGGATATCGTCAAGACTTTTCGGAAGTTGAGAAACTCGGCTTACCCGTACCGGCAGATGCCGAAATGGAAGCGATCATTGAACACGTAAGCGCAGGCGCAGTCTTTCCGGAGTTTAGTGTCGGGAACGTCAAGAAGCTAAAAGCGGTCAATATTGCGCAAGTGGAGTGGGTCGAAACCGAGAAGACGGAGATTCCGTTTTTAAACGTTGAACGTCACATACCGGGCTATATCCTTTATTCGCGATACCGTTTGTACGAAAACGGAGTTGATACCTCAACTGGCATGTCTTTATCCGTATATACCATCGGCGAACAACTTCCGACGGGGCGCGAAGAAGACATCGAAGAAACGCATTTGCCGCATATTCCGGTCTTTCACGTACCTTACAAGTCGATTGACGACGAGTTCTTCGGCATCGGAGGCTTAGAGAAGTTAGAAACGGTATTTGCTGCGATTAACGACCGTCTAGTGCAGATCGACTACATTCTATGGAAACATAGCGACCCTACAGCGTATGGTCCGGAGATTCAAGACGATGGGGATACGGTTCAATTCGGAGGAGCTTATATACCGGTCGGGAAAGAAGATGTAACGCCGGGATATATGGTATGGCAAGCGCAGCTAGACGCGGCTTTTAAGGAACTCGACGTTCTGTTCAGCAATGTATTTATGATGTCGGAAACGCCACAGTGGCTTTTCGGGACTACGATGTCAGGCGATAACTCAGGCGGAACTGGAACGTCTCATACCGACGGCGCCGCGATTAAAGCGCGGTTCATGCCGATTCTATCAAAAGTAAAACGTATCCGTGCGCACTATGATAAAGCGGTCAGGGACGCGCTTTGGACGTGCATGCTCTTAGAGAAGGCGGTCAAGCGAATCAGGATTGACGAAGCGGTTTATCCACGCGCAATTTGGAACGATGGTATTCCACGGAATGAAAAAGAGCTTGCGGAGATCATGCAGATCAGAACGGCAGGTAAGCCGACACTTGACGTACGGGACGCAATCAAGGCAATGGATGACGTTGACGACGAAAAGGCAGACGAAATCATGCGCCGAATTGAAGAAGACGAAACATCCGCAAATGGCTTTGTAGATGCGTCGATTTTTAATGAACCGGAAGAGCCTCCGGAAACTGAGGACGATGAGTAATGGCGAAAGTACCGGCACCTAACTACGATTATCAAACGAAGCAGCTTGCCGGCTATTATCGTTCCGCCATCAAAGACATCCTCGCCGAGCTTGATCGCGTTGATATTACGGATTTCCGACGAGCCAACGCGCTTGCGACGCTTCAATCAATCAGCCGCATTTTAGCCGACCTTGATACAAAATCGGCGCGATGGGTTAGTGAAAACGTCCCTATCGCTGCGAACGAAGGCATAATTAATACTCTCGTTTCACTAAAGGTGGCGGATTCGGTTGAGCAAGCGGCTCTTATCGTAAAGTTCAACGAACTGAACGAAGCAATGGTCGCAGCAGCTATCGCAGACACACAGGCAGACCTTTTAGCCGTCACGCAGAACGTAGACCGGAAAACAAAAGTTGCAGTCAGGCGGGCCGTTTCCGATTCTATTAAATACAACATGGCGTCAGGCACAAACGGACGTCGGACGATCAGAGACGATATCAAAAAGCGACTCAAAGAATCGGTAATGACCGGAATCGTCGACGCAAAAGGTCGGCGCTGGAAACCAGAAGTATACGCCGATATGGTGACCCGAACGAAAATGATGCAGACATACCGCGAAGCAACGAGCAATGAAGCCGTTAGTCGCGGCGTTTTGTATGCGCAAATATCATCGCACGGGGCTTCGGATTATTGCCGTTTTCATGAGGGCGAAATCATGAAACTTACGCTAGATGCGCCGGGCCCTTATTTAACTTACGACGAATTGCAGGCGACGGGCGAGATATTTCACCCGCGATGCAAACACGTATATTCACCGATCAGAGATGTCGATTTATTGTCCGAACGTTAAGACGTTAAACTAAACGGCTGTTTTATCTAATAGGCGACGGCCTTAAAACGGTTGGAGGACGATATGTTTGTAAAACAATTTATGCCGTTATTTGACGCAGATGATCAAGCGGGCGGAGGTCAAGTCGAAGAACAAGTGACGCAGCAATCAACCGATGATCAGCCGAAGAAGATCGAACTCACGCAGGAAGAACTTGACGCGATGATTACCAAACGCATTAGCCGTACGGAATCTAAATATGCAGATTACGGAGAGCTAAAAGAGAAGCTAAGCGCGTACGAAAAAGCGGAGCAAGAAAAGGCAGACGCAGAACTGACGGAACTCGACCGCATTAAGAAGGAACTCGAAGCAAAGTCGGAAGTTGAGCAATCACTTACGCAACAGATCGAGGAGCTTAAAAAGGCGGGCGAACAAGAAAAGATTACGAACGCATTCATCAAGGCGGCAACGGCGGTAAACATCGCACATATTGACGATGCAATGCGCCTGGCAGATTTAAGTGGCGTTTCGGTAGAAGACGGTAAGGTTGTCGGCATGAAAGACGTAGTTAAGGCGCTGGCTGAAGAAAAGCCATTTCTTATTGCGCAGAAGCCGAAGCCTATCGGTCAAAGTACGAATTCGGGGACGGATAAGATAGACAAAACACCGGATCAACTTATTAAAGAAGCCGAAGAAAAAGCACGCAAAAGCGGTCGTGTAGAGGATCGCGCTGCTGTAGCCCAATTAAAAAGACAGTTAAGGAAATGAGACGCCTTTAATTAGGGGTCTTTTTTAATACAAACAAACAAAGGGGGACATATTTTATGTCACAAATTTTCTCTAAAGATTTAATCGGTAAAACAGAATCGGTACAAGACGAATTACTTCTTTTAAATCCACACCAAACTCCGTTACTTGCAATGCTCGGCTTTTCAAATCCAGTAACGCAAACTGAGCACCAATGGTTCGAGGACGAAATGTTTGCGTATGAAGGTAACGTTACTGATGCAGCAGCCGCCGACGCAACCGTCCTAAAAGTATCCTCAGCAGAACCGTTCCGTAACGGCCACGTCATTAAAATAGGCGAAGAACTAGCGCTTGTTACTGCGGTTAATAAGACAGCGAAAGAATTAACGGTCGTTCGTGGCTATGCAAACACTACTGCGGGCGCAATTACAGCGAACGAGAAGGTAGAGGTTCAGTTCGTAGAAGGTTCGGAGGGCGCTGACGCTAGACAAGGTCGCTACAAGCCACGTAAACGCGTATCAAACATTACGCAAATCTTTGACGAAACTGTAGAAATCTCCGGTACTGCTGCGGCTGTTGCCAATCACGGCATCGCGGATATGTACGAGTATGAAAAGCAAAAGAAACAGCTTGAACTCGCGCTTCAAATGGAAAAAGCGTTCGTCGGTGGTATTCGATATGAAAACGGCTTAGTACGTCAATTGGACGGCATCCGTAGCTTCATTAAAACTAACGTAACGGATCTTGGAGACCAAGAGCTTTCACTAGAATCGATCAATGACTCTATTCAATCAATCTATTCAAAAGGCGGATTCAAGTCCGGAGGTCAATATGAAATTATTGTGCCTGCGAAACAAAAGCGTATTGTATCTAAATTTGATAAGACATTGGTCAGAATTAATCACGGCGAAGAAAGCCGAGGAACTGTTGTTAACTTTATCACAACTGACTTCGGCGAGTTCCCCGTTTCTATCAACGACAACTTGGCGGCTGATGAAGTTCTTATTGTCGATAAGAACCGCATCAAGATTCGACCTCTACAGAATCGTGATATGGCGCATAAGTTCCTAGGAGAGCAAGGCGATTACATCCAAGGAATGATTGTCGGGGAGTACACATTAGAGTTCCAACAAGAACCGGCTCACGCACGCATCAAAGGCGCTAAATAATAACGGCCCGCGAGTGCGGGCTTTACTTTTTTGATAGAACGGAGGTAATGCGGACTTGGCAACGTTTGAATCGCGCTATAAAGAATTAACGTTTTATGTAGGCGGAGCGCCTCGGAAGTTCTCGGACGGCATCTATACGACTACAGATCCGGAAGAGATTGAGGTACTAACCGCACTGGTCGACGCTGTTTGCATGGCTGAAGACGAACCTAAAACGGAGGATAAACCAAAGCCGGTGCCAGCTAAAAAGCCCGCCAAGAAATCCTCCGCAAAATAACAGGAGGTGAGGCGTATGGCTGCTACGGTCGAAGGCGCAAACGACTATATTAATACGTTTTTAGTAGATACCGAGGATTGGATTGACGCAGACGAGGCGAAGAAGGAGCGACTATTAAATCGAGCCTCTTCGACTCTTACGCGTGTTTTTTCTAAATACGTCATACCCGACAAAGCCATATACGAGTTTGTTAACGTCCTAGCGATCGCGTACAACGATACTAACCGCCTGAACAAGCACGGCATTTCTTCGTTCTCGATCACCGGAGTTGGCTCATTCAACTATAAGGACACATTACGAGTGGAAGACGAAGACTTGATTCCGAAAGAATCGATCTCAGCTATCGAAGAAGAAAACGACGTCAAATTCGGCGGCAAGCGAATCAGAAGGACGGTGCTGTAAATGGCGATGTTTCCAATGCGTCAAACTATTACGGTAAAACGTCCATCTGACGAGCTAGACCGTTGGGGAAATCCGAGTACAGAAGGCGCCGAATTTACGCTTAAGTGCCGCATCGACGAAGGGTCTACCGCAATCAAGGCGCGCAACAACGGCGTCGTTAAATCCGAAGAAGCTGTCGCATCGGCTCGTATCCTATTAGATCGACTTGCAGACGTGCGTTATACCGACGTAATCTCTTATACGAATGAACTCGGAGAAACGATGGAAAAGAGACCGAAAGAAATCAACGTTAAGAGACATATCGACGGTAAGGCGTTACTGACGGAGGTGTATCTATGAGTTTTACGTTTGATGCGAGTAGTTTCATTACCGGCATTAACAACGCAAGTCGAAGCGCACTCGAAAGTGCCGCGCAGGCGTTGGGAGATTCCGGCGACGATCTTGGCAGGATTGCGCAGAATATCGCACCGATAGACAAAGGAACCTTACGCGCGAGCATCAAGAAGAACTATAAGCTGGCGAAAGGGAAAGCGGTCGTAGACGTTTCGTTCCGTGCGGTAGAAGGCAGGTTCAACTACGCGATATGGACCCACGAAATGGATTATAACCTCGGACCGGCATCGCAAGCGGCAGGCGGCATCGACGGCTACGAAGTCGGAAACAAATACCTTGAACGTCCGTTGAAAGGTAACGCCGAGAAGTACGTACGCTGGATCGCTGAAGGCGTCCATAGGGGGTTGAGCTAATGCGCGTAGGGGAACTTATCGATTTCATCGAGTCGAAAGTTGACGGAAAGTATTACGTAAATAAATTTCCGGTAGGCAGTAAAGGCGCCGCAATCTCGGTTAAGTTGACGGGCGGATTTCCGACGTCTAAATACACCGGGCTAAAGCGGCCGTCCTTTCAAGTATTAGTACGAGGCGAGGCTAGAGACGGCGCAGGTACGGAAGACAAAGCGTTTGAGCTATACGATGCGCTTACGAATCTAACCGAAGTGCAGGTCGGCGAAAGCTCGATCGTACAAATGCGCTGCAATAACTCGGCACCTTTGTATTTAGGAGACGATGAATCCGATCGTCCAATATATTCATTAAATTTCGATTGCGTAGAGCGTCCTTAAGGGGCGCTTTTTATTTTGCGCAAATATAAAAGGAGGAAAATAGATGGCGGCAGGAATTAGAGGAATTAACGTTCCTATCGGTCCGGCAATCGTCGAATTTGGCGAAGGTTCCGAGCTAGTTACGTTTGATATCACGAAAGGCGGCATCGTCTTTAAGGCAGAAACGTCGATTCAAGATACCACGGTTGATCAATATGGCGACACGCCGGTTAAATCAACGATGAAAGGCCGTAATGCGGAAGTGACGGTGCCGTTCGCGCTTCATGACTTAGAGAGACTAGCCGCAGCAATGCCGAATAGCCGACTCGTAAAAGACAGCACGGACCCGGCGAAGATGAAGCTAGTTGTATCCGGTAAAGCCGGTTTCGATATGTTGGCAGCGGCCAAAAAGCTCGTCATTAAACCGACGGCTGAAGGGACGACACCAAACGATTACATCACGATTCCACTTGCGGGCGCTATGTCAGATCCGGAATATACGTATAACTCAGACGACGAGCGAATCGCCAATCTGACGTTTAAAGCGTACCCGGACACGGATAACGACGGCGACCTATTCATCATGGGCGACGAAACAGCGGAATAACAGCGGAAGGCATCGCTTAGCGGCGGTGTCTTTTTATTTTGAAAGGAGGTTACGCAATGAGCTTATTTGGTATCGGTACGAAAAAGGTATCAAGCGAACTTACACTCGGCGATAAAACGGTTCAAGTACCGAAACTGACGCCGGTCAAATGGAAGGCGCTATTCGAGGTAGTCGATCGTCTGCCGCACTTATTTATCACGGTTTTAAGCACAAGCGGACAGGAGGACTTCGCTTCTACGTTAGTTGCTGCGGCTAAGTTGGCGATGGATGAGGTCGCTAAAATTGTCGCAGTTCTTTCCGGCCTTGACGAAGATTACATTCTCGAAAACGTCGGAACTGACGAGATTGTCGATTTTTTAATCGCGGTAGTTGAAAAGAACCGCCTGCAATCCGTAGCAAAAAACCTAAAAAGCCTTCTTCCGAAAGTACCGACCGAATAACGGATGAAGGCGAGTACACAATCGATGATTATTTGATAGATGCGGCGGTCTTACTTGGCGCTACTCAACGGCAGATTGAGAACGATTATTTCATGGTCGACATTCCGAAGTTCTTACGTTCAAAGACGAAGTCTAACGCAATTGAACGGCTATCTATGATATCGACACTCGTCGGCACTGAAGGGCGCGCTATGGAAGACGTGGATTATCAACGCATGTTAACAGACCTTCGCAAACAAGCCGGTTATGTAGAACGTAACGAATTCGACCGAGATAAGTTCGAGCAATTGCGGAACTTCTTTTAAATAACGGAAGAAAGGAGGAAAACGAATGTCGGGTACCACAGTAGGAGAAATCGTCGCTCGGTTAACGTTAGAGTCGAGTCAGTTCAGTGCCGGTGTCTCACAGGCGGAGAACCAAATGCAGCAGATGGGCAATTCGGCGCAGTCGCTTAGTAAACAAATGGGGCTTATCCAAACGGCTGCCCTAGCGGTAGGTGGCGCAGTAGTCGCGGGTATTGGCGTATCGGTCAAGACCGCAGCCGACTTCGAGCAAGCAATGTCGAAGGTTCAGTCAATTTCGGGCGCTACCGGACAGGACTTCCAAGACCTTCAGAACATTGCGATGAAACTCGGTGAAACGACGAAATTCACGGCGACAGAAGCGGCGCAAGGCCTTCAATACTTAGCGATGGCGGGATTCAGCGTTAAAGACCAAGTCGGCTCGCTACCGGCCGTTTTAAACATGGCGGCTGCGGCTTCGGTTGATATGGGAACATCGGCAGACATCGTATCGAATATCATGACCGGCTTTGGGATTGCGTCGGAAGATTCAACGTACGCAGTTGACGTGTTAGTTAAAACGATGACGACGGCCAACACGGACTTATTACAGCTCGGAGACGCAATGAAATACGTAGCACCGGTATCTACTGCGCTTGGATTTTCATTCGAAGAAACAGCGGCCGCCGTTGCGAAGATGTCTGACGCAGGTATTCAAGGTTCGATGGCAGGTACGGCTTTAAGAGCGGGCATGTTGCGGCTTGCCAATCCAGTAGGGCGCGCAGCCAAAGTAATGCAGAGGTACGGAATCGAAGTCGAAACGGCCGATGGTAAGATGAAGTCGTTGCCGGACATTATCGATCACTTAAACTCGAAGTTTGGCGATCTAGGTCAGGCGGAAAAGACTGCAGCTATTGCGTCATTAGTCGGTACGGAGGCGGCATCAGGCTTCGTTTCGTTGCTTGCGGTTGGATCGGATGAGATTCGAAGATATACGAAGGCACTCGAAGAATCGGGCGGAACGGCGGATCGTGTAGCAAAGACGCAGATGGATAACCTTAAGGGATCGTTCGAAGAACTTAAATCGGCACTAGAAGGCGTCGGCATTAAGCTCGGAAACGAATTCTTACCGCATATACGGTCAATCGTCGATCAAGGTACGAAGTTGGTCGGAGTATTCAGTAAGGTCAACCCTAGCGTCGTAGCGACAGGTCTTGCGATGGTAGGGACGTCGGCGGCGATCGCTCTGACGGCTTCTTCGGCAGTCAAACTCGGCTTTGCATTGCGCGGCTTATTCGCAGCGATGGGTCCGGCCGGATGGATCATAACGGGCCTTTCGGTACTTGGCGGCTTATTAGTCGGGGTCAGTGCCGGCTATAAAGCGATGAACACCGTTAACTTAGAAGCAGCAAACGCGAAGCAAAAAGAAGTCGAAGGTATCAACAAAACGATCAAAGGGTACGACGACCTCAAAGCGCGTATTCAGTTGAGCAACGACGAGTTATTGCGCTATCTAGATATACAGGACGAATTAGCAAACGAAAAAGACTCGAAAGCAATCAAGAAGCTAAACGCAGAGCAGGAAGAACTTCGTAAAAAGTCCGGTCTGACGAACGCTGAGTTCGACGAATTTTTACGTCTAAACGATCAAATCATCAAGAAGTCGCCGGAAACAGAAGCGGCTTTTTCTGCGCAGGGTAACGCAATCGCAAAGAATACCGAAGCTATGAAGGCATTGAGTAAGGAGAAATACGAAGAACTACGTTTGGAACTCGAAAAACAGCAGACGATCGCCGAACGGAACATGGAAGGGAACCTCGCGAAAGAGGCGCAGTTAAAGAAAGATATTAACGAAGCGGCGGCTCAGCGGGTCGAGAAAGAAAAGGCCGTTACTGAACAACTAGCGAGAGTTAAAGATATTGAATCGAGAATTGCGGAAGCTAAAAAAAGCGGGAACGAGGCGCAGGCACAATCACATCTAGTCACTCTTAACTCGGAGAAACAACGCCTAGAGCATATGCGTAATGAATTGATTAAAAGTACGGAACTTCTTCAGAGTAAAAAAGCGAATCTAGCGGAGGTCCAAAAAGAACTAGCTAAACTAGGCCAAGTCGATAAAAAACTAATTGATATAGAACTGCGCCAAGTTGGCCTTAAAGCCAAACGCGAGCAAGCGGTCAGTGTCATCGATAGAGAAATCGCAAAACAAGAGGCGGCGAAGCAGAAGCTTATAAGCACGACGTCAGCCGGTCAGAAGAAGAGTGAAGAGTATAAACGTGCGGTCCAAAAGATTGAAGAAGAAATCGCGAAGCTCGAAGCGGCACGCGCTAAAGTCGCAGAGATCACCGGAGAAGCTCGTAATATGAACGCTGAACTCGCGAAAGACATCTCGAAGCAGATCACGTTAAATAAAACCGAATTTGTTACGGTTCAAAATAGAGGCGGTGGCAAAGACGTTAGTGTTCATAGCGGAGGCGGTCGTGCGGTCGGAGAATACCACGTCGGAGGCATCGTCGGCAAACCAGCCGGCAAGCTACATTCCGGAGGTCTAGCGTCTAAGTTTGGTAATCCGATGAGTCGTGAGGTTGATATCCGTGCGTTAAGAAACGAAATGGTCTTGACTGAAGCGCAGCAGGCGAACTTATTCCGAATGATAGATGCAGGTCATACGGCGAGAGTTGCGTCATCAGGAGGCTCTAGTCCGCAAATGCAGTCGAATCTTTCAAACCTCGCATCTGCTATCGAGTCTCTTAAAGGGCTTTCGGTGGTCATGGAGGGCGAAGTGGTTGGACGTATCGTCGAGCCGCACGTAAGCAGACGGCAAATGGACGAAATAGATCGAAGCAGTTATTAGGAAGGAGGTGAGCGGTTGAGTAACGCTAGTTTTATTAAAGCGATAGCGCCGGACGCTCAGAAAATATATCGAAATTACAATATACTTGCGTCGCTGGTCATTGCGCAGGGCTGTCTAGAATCCGGCTACGGAAATTCGGGCTTGGCTACGAAAGGTAAGAACCTATTCGGCGTAAAAGGATCGTACAAAGGCGCCTCTATTCGGATGCTTACGTGGGAAGTCTACAATGGCCGTAACGTTCAGGTCTACGCCGACTTCCGTAAGTACCCGTCATGGTACGAGTCGATGCAAGACCTCGCGAAGTTGTACATCAACGGAACGAGCTGGGACCCGAATCACTATAAAGCGGTCGTCGGTCAAACGAACTACAGGAAAGCAACGAAGGCGCTCGTAAATGCCGGATACGCAACGGACCCAGCGTACGCGACGAAACTGAACAACATTATCGCGACGCATAACCTGACGAAGTACGATACGAAGAAGACAACGGATACGAGTACCGATGTTGATAAGCCAGCACAGCCAAAGCCGGAACCGTCCGTAGTTGATATAGACGAAAACTTTAATGAAGATGCGTTCTCGCCGGATATTGTTTTCGGGCGATCTTCAGCGATTCCACGTTCGGATGCAAACTTCCGTATTCAGTACCGCAATGGAACGATCATCGACATGGCACGAGACCTATCTGTTTTAGTACGTAGCTTGGTTGTATCGGCGCCGTCTCCGAATATCACCTACGAAAACATACCGGGGAAAAACGGTTCTTATCGAACAGGCAAAGATTTCGGAAATCGGCGCATCACAGCCGAATGTACGATGTATGCCGAAGACGCAGCCGACTTCTACTTGCTGCGCGACGAAATATATAACGCTCTTTATCAGGAATCCGAGTTTTATCTAGTCGCGGAAGGCAATCCGAAAAAACGATGGCGAGTCGAATTGAGCGATTCTTTTGATCCGGAAAGAAGCGGAAGCGTGGCCGATTTTACACTGACGTTCGAAAGCGCATCTCCTTATTGCGAATCGGTCGGAACGACGCAGGACCCGTTCACATTTGACGCGAGTCTTTGGCAGTTTGGCGAAAACCTAACGGATACTATTCCGACTTACAAACATACATCAAAGAGCTTCCGTATTTACAATGCGGGGGCTATTCGTATTGATCCGTTAGAGTTACCGTTCGTCATTTCGTATAAAGGCGCTTCGTCAAAACTTAAGATTACGAACAAAACGACGGGTGACGCGTGGCAATATACAGGAGATTCGGCGGCTAAAGAGACGATCGTATTGGACGGAGTCAAGGCACGCAAAGAGGGCGTGAGCATTTTCGGAGATACAAACCGGCAGACGATTCGGCTCGAGCCGGGCTGGAACGAATTTATACTATCGGGAACGAGCGGGTCCTTCGAAATCAAATTCGATTTCCGATTCTATTATTTCTAGGAGGTGGCGCGATGGAGCTACTTATAAAAACGGTAAGGGGAGAAGTCGAGACGCTTACCGACTACGATTGCACGGTTCGGGAAACGTCCGAGAATGAAAAGTCTCTTGATGTGACGGTTTTGAGTACGAGGAACAACGACCACTCATTCGGATTGATTGAGAACGAAAACATACTCGTTTGCGACGGTGAGGAGTACGTCATCAAGAAGACGCGTCCAGTCACGGTTAATGAAACGGTAAAGATCGAAGCATCAGGCGTCTATAAGCCGTTAATTGACCTCGCCGACAACTACGTTTATAGCAAATCCGGCAAGAAAAAGAAGATGACCATAGACGACATGGTTGCGATCGCCCTCGAAGGGTCCGGCTATTCATACGACATATCACCGGAAGGCCTTGACGCTACGTTCGAACTCGAAGATTTCGGCGATGGTTTCTCTAACGACTTACTGCGAGACATACTCGATAAATACAAAGCGGAATACGCCTTCGAAGGCAAAACGGTTGTCATTGCGAAGGAATTGGCTCGAGACACCGATTATCAGATTCGTTATAAATTCAATTCGCGCGACGAATCGGTTGAGATCGATACAAGTTCGTTGAAGACGTATATCCGCGGCTTCGGTAAACAGAACGACAAAACGAAAGCATATGCGGTCGAACTTGAATATACGAGTCCGCTGGCCGAAATCTACGGAATTAAGCACGCTGCCCCTATTCGCGATGATGCTTACACCGACAAGAATGCCGACGAATTAGAACTCCGCTTACAGGAAGAACTAACGGATACGATCGAGCTATCTTTGACGCTGACGTATACGGAGCTTCGACATTTCGGCGTCCAAGACATCCGCAAAGGCGACTACGTATGGTGCATGATCGATCCGTTCGGAATCAACAAGCGGATTAAAGTTGTCGGAGTTGAACGCTATTCAGATCCGAATAAGTCCCCAGTTTACACATTCGGAAAGCTGAAACGCGATATTAAAACGGACATGAAAAACTTTCGGAAGACTGAGAAGCGCGTATCCAAGTTGATTGATGCGTCCGGAAAAGTAAAAGGGACATCGGTAGGTTCCGGAATACGTATCGGAAGCGATGCGAACTTTGACGACGGTTATGACCCGACAACTATTCCGAAATACGGACCGGCGACGGCGGTTTCAGACGGATTGATGACGTCGAACGATTATCAGAAGCTACAAAGCATTGTAGTCGGTCCGGACGGTAAGCCGCAAGTAGACATGGCTAGCGCATCAAAAGCCGGCCTAATGTCTTCGGCAGATTTCATTAAACTATCGAAAGTCATCGTCAGTTCTTCCGGCGCAAACGTAGACCTTAACAAACTTGTATCGGATTTATCGGCGCTTACTGCGAGAGTGGCCGCGCTAGAATCAAAATAAAGGAGGCACTAAATGGCTAACGTATTTTTAAAGCGGCTATTAGCGACGTGGGATCGAAATGCTCGTAATGACCTAAACGATAACTTTTCGAACATCGAGCAAGGTTTTACGAAAGCGACCGCCGAGCTAAACGCCCATAAAAACGCATCGCCCGCACACAAGTCCGAGCAAATACAGCACGGGCTTTTTACGGCTGCTAATCGCCTTGATAACTTAAACGCTCGCTTTGCGAATCTAGTCGTTAATCATGACGGTGAGGACGTCAAAGAAGTCGTTGATCTGCGTGTGGCACTTGACGCATCTACGCACCCGACGGCGAAAGATCGCTTCGATTATGATTTCGCTAAACTACTGAAAAAGATCGAAGACATGGCCGTATTTATTTCGTTGCGTCCGTACTTAGAGAAATACGGAAACTTTGACGACGCAATGCAAGCGGCGCTTGACCTATCGAAATCAACGCCTATTACGCTTGTGGTTCCGCCCGGGAACTATATGCAGACACGAACGCTTCGGATTTTCAGAAACACGCGTCTAATCGTTCAGGCCGGCGCAGTTATCAAACGGAACTTCGTAGGATCTATGCTAGTCAACGGACTTGAAACGGATAATTTCAGCGGCTATAACGGCCACGGAAACATCGTAATTGAGGGCGGCGGCACCTTCGATAGTAACGGCGCGGTAATCAAGCAGCAGTGCTCCGTATTCGGGTTTGCGCATGCTGACGGAATTATCATTCGAGATATTACCGTACTTGATGTCGTAGGTGGGCATGCATTTGACTGCGCCGGCAACCAAAACGTCCTGATCGAGAACGTTAAATTTAAAGGCTATGCGGACTACGTAGGCGATCGGTGGTTCTCGGCAGCTATTCAGCTCGATTTAATGCGCTCATCCGCAAACTTCGGCGCGTTCGGGTCATACGATCAGACTGTCACAAGAAACATCGTCATTCGTGGAAACTATTTCGGAAAATCTAACAAACTCGGCGGCTGGGCTCGTGCAGTCGATTCTCATACGTCAACTGACGGCGTTTGGTATTCGGTTATCCGTATCTTAGACAACGTGATTGAGGACACGACGGAATACGCAATCAGCGGAAACAAGTGGCACGACACGCGTATCAGCGGTAATAAATTAAACAACTGCGCGTCAGGAATCCGAATCCTACTGCCGCGAGTCACGTCGCAGTATACGCAGGATGCAAACGGAAATCCGACTGGACGCGTGAACAAAACGAAGCACCACATTATCACCGAAAATACAATCACGAACATCACGAAGAATCACGCGATTCAAGTATATGGCCGTAAAGGTTATCAGACGATTGATGACGTAGTTATCTCAGGAAACGTAATTGACGGCGTTGTTGAACGACACGGTATACACATCTCCGACGTTTACAACTATACGATCGGAAATAACATAGTCGATAACGTTGGACACCACGGCATTCTTATAACGCGCAGCACCTACGGATCGGCTACGGCAAATACGCTGCGGGGCGTCAAAGGAAACGGAATTCGTATCGAAGAAGGCCTATGCAATAACGTAACGGTCGCAAATAACATTCTGAAAGACGTCGGCTTTTCCGGTATTTCCGTATCAGGGGAATCACGAAGAGTACGCGTCTTTTTTAATACGCTCGTAGATGTAGGAACGAGGGCGACCGAAAGCGATGGTTATGACGGAATCATTTTCTTATCCGGCGTAGCCCGATCTATGTGCGCATTTAACGACATAACCGGTCTAGGAATGCGTCACGGTATTTATCTGACGAATACATGCTCGCAAATTTCATCGTACGGAAATTACGTAAAAGGTGCGGGCTTTGACGACAGCTACAACGACAACAGCATCGACCCGATCACTTCGACTGCGAACGTTATTTAAAGGGAGGAAAACGGATGTTAGCAAAAGATGGCGCTTTGTCTTTCGACGTCAATGCGCAAACAAAGCGGCCTATCAATGCCGCCATACAATTCAGCACGCAAGATATAAACACGGCGCGCCTGTCCTTTAAGCTCACGAAAGACGGCGTGCCTTTGCCGTTGTCTGCGGTCGTAGGTAAATTGGTGCTTGCGATGGCGGATGGAAGCCGTTTTATTCGAGCAATCACACTAGTTAATAAGCCGGAAGGACTAGCCGAATATGTTTTAGGTGCGGACGAAATTCGTCATTACGGCGCAGTAAAAGCCGAGCTGGTTCTGTATTACACGAACGGGCAGGCGCTTTCGATTCATAAATTCGGCTTCAACATCGAGCAGTCACTCATCGATCAAGACATCGTACCCGTCGCGGAGTACTACATCGATGACTTTGAAACACTGCGCGGTCAGATTAATGATCTTTACGACGACGTTGTTGCAACCGTTGCGGAAATCGAAGCGAAGTTTGAAGACCTGGATAACGTTGAAACGAAGGTTGGTGCGCAGGAAAAGGTCGATGCGCATGCAGAAAACACAGATGTTCACGTAACGCCTCAGAAGAAAGCGGAGTGGGACGCCAAGGAGACGACGGTCGGCGCCCAAGCGAAAGTAACCGCACACGCAAATGATGCAGTAAAGCACGTAACTAACGAAGAGCGGTCGACATGGAACTCGAAGGAAACTACGTCGGGGTCCCAACAGAAAGTCGATCTTCACGCGAACAATCTAGATCTGCACGTTACCGCAGACGATAAGACGAAGTGGAATGCGGGGCAGCTCCGGAAGCTAACGGCTGATACCGGTTCTTTTAAACTCAACCTAGCCGGCAAGGACTTATATACGGATTTACTAACGGCTCGGACGGCTACTTTCTACGGAAATAGTACGTCAGCAAACGGACCTAGCTCGGCCTCGCTTCGCGGATTTCAGATTGCGGAGGATAATGTTGGCGAAGTACTGGCGATGGGTAACGACGGATCTACTTGGCGCAATACCTTCGGTTCAGGCACTTTCCGCGGATGGAGACGCCTTTTAGATACGAAAGACACCGCCGTTGTTTGGGAAACGCCGTCGTTAGGCAACGGGTGGAAGCAATACGTATCGCCGGACGGATTTCCTCACACGTTGCGCTACACGAAAGACGCATTCGGTATCGTTGAGATTATCGGTTCAATCGCAGGTGGGGCGCTTGGCAATAACGTTGCGGCGTTCACGTTGCTACCGGATTATTTTCCGATCCAATCAATGCATTTTATCGGAGTAGCTTCGAGTGTAGGAACGACAAACGTCCCGCAGTACCACCGTACGTATATCGGAACAGACGGCAAGGTTTGCATTCAATCGTGTTCTAATACGGCTAATCCGAACGATTTTATAACGTTTGGCTTCCGTTTTAGGGCGGCGAAAGTATAGGAGGTGCTTTAATGATACGCGTATATAAATACGATGAAAATTATGTATGGCAAGCAGCCGGAGAAATACTCGTTGATATAGAAAACGGCGAAGAAATTCCGGAAGGATACACGCCCGTCAAACCACAAGACGGTCTGTTTATCGCGACATTCGATCCGGAGACGGAAGAGTGGTTCGAGGGTGCAACGCAAGAGTACATCGACAGCCTATTTCCGGAAGCGCCACCGACTGAAATCGAAGTTCTACGACAACAGCACGCCGAGTTGGTTTTTACGCTAATGATGGGAGGGGTGATTTAATGGATTGGTTCGCGATCATCAAGAAGTTTTATGCAGACGGAGATTGGACGAAGGAACAAGTCGCTGCGGCGGTCGTCAAGGGGAAAATTACGCCGGAACAATATGAAGAAATTACGGGTGAGCCTTACGTAGAAGCGTAGGCTTTTTATTTTGCACTTAAGGAGGATTTGCGGTGACTCAACCGACTACGCACGAACTTAATGAAAAGATCGCGAAGATACAGGTCGACATCGCCACCATCATCGCAACACAACAACATCAGACGCGCATCTTCGAAGAGTTCCGAGAAATGGCGGCAACGGCGCTATCTAGGGCGGACACAGCCGACGACAAGGCGAGCGAAGCCCTGCGTATTGCCAAAACGGCCCGCGACGATCTACGAGAATACCGCGACCAGGTTAAAGGTGATCGACGTTGGCTTATCGGGATTGCAGTTCCGGTAATGCTGGCGTTGGTGCCGGTCCTGTTCCGTTATTACTTCTAAATAAAACGAAAAGGGAGACGATTATATGACGATTAAAGTACGAAAAATGCTCGTATCTTCTGCGAAAACTTCAATTAAATGCCCGTATTCCATGAGCGCGAAATACATCACGTTTCACAATACGGCAAATGATGCGCCTGCGGAAAATGAAATTACGTACATGCGGAACAACAACGCAACAGTTTCGTACCACTTCGCAGTTGACGATAAGGAAGTTATTCAGGGGATTGAAACGAATAGAAACGCTTGGCATTGCGGAGATGGCGCTGCCGTAAGTAGCGGAAACAGAACGTCAATTGGCGTCGAGGTTTGTTATTCAAAATCCGGCGGCGAGCGATACAAAAAGGCGGAAGCACTGGCGATTAAATTTATTGCGCAGCTTCTTAAAGAACGCGGATGGGGCGTTGATCGCGTCAAAAAGCACGAAGATTGGAGTGGAAAGAAATGTCCGCATCGTGTGCTCGCTGAGGGTCGTTGGGGTGAGGTGAAAGCGGCTATTGCGAAAGAACTCGACACATTAAACGGGAACAAAACGCCAGCTAAAACGGGCACAGCGACTAAGCCGGTGAAAACTAGCGCGCCGAAGACGTCGTCCAAAAAACTAACGGTACCTACCGGCGTTATCCGTCAAGGTGCTCGCGGTACAGCCGTCACGCAACTACAGAACGCACTAGCAGCCGTTTATTTCTATCCGGACAAAGGGGCGAAAAATAACGGTATCGACGGTATTTACGGACCGAAAACGGCAGACGCAGTTAAGCGATTCCAGTCGACGCAGGCCGGCATTGCAAACGATGGCATCTACGGACCAGCAACACGCGCCAAACTAGTGGCGGCACTAAAGAAAGCGGGGTATAGCGTATGAAGACGAATATTAGCGCAGGAACGGTGACTCGATTTATTTTGCTTGCGTTGGCACTCGTAAACAGCGGGCTGACGATGTTCGGCGTGCAGACGATTCCGGTAGATGAAGCGGCAGTGTCCGATTTTATTGCGCTGCTGTTTCTCGGGGCAACTTCGCTTTTAGCGTACTGGAAAAACAACGACGTAACAAAGAAGGCGCGCGAAAGAAAAGCGTTGGATGAAGTCGGCAAGAAATAAGCGGAACTTTCGGCGGTTGCTTGCGTATAAAACGTAGGTAGCCGTCTTACATAACAATAACGTATAATTGAACGGAGGGAGGGGATCGGATGGTAAACGTATTAACATATAGAATAATGATGATTCTCGGAATTTTAATCGCACTCGGGGGCTGTATCGGAGCTTTCGTATTATACGACCAAGCTATCGTTGATGGGGCGGCTGTGGGTAAGAAACTTATCTCGACGATGGATGACACTACGTTGGCTGACTTCGCAAAAGAAACGTATGAGACTTCGAAGGCTAAAGCCGATCAAATGTGGTTGAGTGTAATCGTGAGCGGAGTGGGTGGCTTATTTTTAGGCGCTATTTTATTCGCCATTGCGGTCATCCTCCGAGTGATTGTACGTAGAGATATAGCGGTAAGTAAATAGTAACGAAAAGCCCCGTCCCTAACCGGATGGGGCGTTTTTTACGTTTAGTATATCCGCAAACTTAACGAAATTAGTATCGCCTCGATTATCCTTCACACGAAATTCCTTCCGTAGATGGTCCACGTATACAACGCGACCACTTACTTCACGAACAAATCCGTCATCATACAACTCGAAATCTAGCGGCATGTCATCGTTCATTGCCGAAGAAATAACGAACTCAAATTCTGCGACTTGTTCTTCGCTTAATACCGGACGTTCTATCTTCTGCTTCGCGAGATGTAATTGACGCAAAGCCTCGTTATGTTCCGGCAATATGAACTTCATCTGCCATCGGTTCTGATCCTTCCGTTCGTCCCACATCGGCTACACCTCCGGTTAAATTATAACCGAATATGTGTTCGTTTGTCGATCCTATCGAACCTCAAATAACTGATTCATATCTCGAATATCCAAAACTTCGCATATCTTTCCGATGTGTGCTCGGTTAACTGTCGTCCTTTGTTGCTGCGATAATTCACTAATAACGTTCGGGCGCAATCCTGCTTTTTCTGCGAGTTCCTTCTTAGTCATGCCGATTTCTTTGAGAAGATCGTCTAACTTAACGTATAACTCCAT